TCATCGGCCACGGCACCGTGCGCACGAAGGCGGTGCACGCCACGACCTCGTCGACAGTGTCCTTCCCGGTCAACGGCACCGCCGTCATCGTGGACCTGCCCGGCGGCTCGATCTCCGGCACGTACGAGCGCACCCTGCCCAACACCCAGAAGTGGGGCCTGCCCAAGGAAGGCGACTCCTCGCGGATCATCTGGGAGATCGACATCAAGGGATCCCAGCTGCCCGAGGGTGCGACCGAGGTCGAGATCGTTGATACCTTCGACATGAGCTCCGGCGGCTACTCGCTGGTGCCCGGGTCGGAGAATCTCTACTACTACAACAACGACGCTGAGTACCAGGCCGATCAGGCGCCCGCCCTCAAGGCCGGCGCGTCGATCGGCGACGGCACCTTCACGATGGAGGCCAGCGCCGACGGCACCGGGTTCACCGCGACGTTCCCGCGCCTGACGAACAATGGCACCTACGTCCTGCAGTACGAGGCCACGATCAACAACTTGGCCACCGTGCGTAACGGCGTCACCTTCCACAATGACGCGCTCATCAACGCAAAGCTGTACACGGGCGGCGTGGACATCCACTCGGACGGCTCGGGCGACGCGAATGGCGATGCGAATCCGACGCCTACGCCGTCGGTGACGCCCACGCCGGAGCCGAGCCCTTCCACGACTCCCACCCCGGAGCCGAGCCCGACCCCGTCCGTGACCCCGTCTCCGACGCCGACGCCGACCGCAACCCCGACGCCTACCCCCTCGGTGACGCCCACGCCGACGACGCCAACCACGCCGACCCCGTCGACTACACCGACACCTTCGGCCACACCGACCCCTTCGGCACCTTCGACGCCGAGCCCGTCCACTCCCCCGGCCACGCCGACCCCGTCGGCGCCCTCGACGCCGAGCTCGTCCACTCCCCCAGCCACTCCGCCCGCTCCTTCGACTCCCGCGCCAAAGCAGTTGGCTCGCACGGGCGCCGACATGGCTGGCGTCCTCGCTGGCGCCGGCATGCTGGGCCTGCTGGGCGTGCTGGCCGTGGCGGCTCGCCGACGCGGAGCCTGACCGTCTCGCCCCCCGCGTGAGGGAGGCATCTGACGCACCGAACCCCGGCCTCGTTTTCTCGACGAGGTCGGGGCTCAGTCTTGCGCGAACGCGCCCACGCGCGCTCATGATCGCCGGGAAAGTGTGAGAGAAACCGGCGGCGAGCGGTCGCGTGGGCGCGTCCGTTAACACAGGATGTCCCACAGGAGCCAGAGATAGAGAGATAGAGAACTCCTGAGGAACAGTGATTAGCGTAACAGGCATCGGGTTGTCGGGGGCGCGTTTGGATGATTGATTTTCGGCGTCTTCTCGCTTGCTCATCGCGCCTTTCTCGACAGAAGCGGCCGGCCCTCTCGGATGGTCCGGACGTCAGCGAGGGACCGCTCATCCTTCGTCGGAGTCGCCCGCGATGCGTCAGGGCTCGAGGACGAACTGCTCCTCGTCCCAGTCGTCGTCGTAGATGTAGGCACTGTCGAGGCGCTCGACCATCTCGGAGGCGCGGGTGCAGGCCATTTGGCCGACCACCCCCATCGTCTGCAGCAGTCAGCCAGTAGCCGACACAACCACGGCGTTTCGTCGCCCCTCTGGGTGCCAACTGCCAACCAATGTCCCCATACGGGCGCAACGAATGCACACCACAGAAATTGGGTTCGCGTGTTAGTGGGCCACCGACAGTCGTCGCTGAGCGTCGGTGAGGCATGCTGCCGGAAGGAGCGGGAATCCCCCCCTGGGCTAGTCGTGGAATAATCGACCGTCAGAAGGCCCGGGCAATGGGCCTCGCTCCTCATGTTTTGCGGGCGTTCTTCTTCGATTTATCCCGAGCCCACGTGCTCGAGGAGGCGACAGAACGTTCTGATCGTCGCTGGTGTTTTCGCTTCTGATACGAGAAAACGTGCAGCCGTGGGAACGGACTGCACCTTGTGGAGGATCGTCCCCGCTTGTGTGGGGAAGCGATCACCCCCGGGCAGATGAGATACCGCCGCAGGTAGGGTGATCCTGCTGTCCGACGCGAAGCGTATAGGGTGGACTGCCGGCTCATCCCCGCTCACGCAGGGAAAACCTCGGAGTCTTCCACCGAGGTCGAGGCAACGCCGGCTCATCCCCGCTCACGCAGGGAAAACACACCCAGGTTGATTTTCTCCATCCACCCGTAGGGCTCATCCCCGCTCACGCGGGGAAAACACAAAATAGGATATCCGGTCACTTCCGACAAGGGGCTCATCCCCGCTCACGCGGGGAAAACCAACAGGTGGAGCCGTACCGGCCAAGCACCTGGGGCTCATCCCCGCTCACGCGGGGAAAACGCGACCTGATTGATCGCCGCCTGCGACGTCGCCGGCTCATCCCCGCTCACGCGGGGAAAACACCTTCATCGTCACTCCCTGGTATCAAGGCGAGGGCTCATCCCCACTCACGCGGGGAAAACCTCGCGACAGCTATCACCGGCTTAATCGCCGCCGGCTCATCCCCGCTCACGCGGGGATACACAACCCCTTTGAGCATGCTCGGTCCCAAACTGACTTATCCCCACTCGCGTAGGGAATACGTAGCGGACGATCCGATGTGATGTTTGGTGATGGGTTCATCCCCGCTCTCGCGGGGAAAACTCGACCCTGACCGTTGGCAGTGTCGACGGCGGGGGCTCATCCACGCTCATGCGGGGAAAACAGTCCGATGGGCTCGTCATGGCGATACACGAGCGGCTCATCCCCGCTCACGCGAGGAAAACAACGCGGCGAGCTTGCCGTACAGTTCAATCGTGGGCTCATCCCCGCTCACGCGGGGAAAACCTCTGTTTGCAGTGCGTTCATTGTCTCCCTCCCGGCTCATCCCCGCTCACGCGGGGAAAACGTTGGTGACGGGTTCCTACCTGTCGCTAAGAACTTCAACATTGCGGCTAACCACAACCACCCGTTTACCAATTGCCGGTTTGACGTGTATTCATACACAACGCGCGTTGCAAGGGTGAACAAGAACGAAAATGGAGACTGGGATACGTTTGTCCATCGTGACGCTTTCCACCATACCACTACTACTAGCAAGCATGTTAGGCGTTTCGTGTCGGCAATGGTTGGACGTGTTGACTGGGATGCGCTTTATAAGGCGTGCGACCGTGAGTGCGACAGGGAGTGCATTAACGGTAACGGCGCGCAGTTTATCAACGTTAGGGAGGTCGCCTAAATGACTATTAACGGTTCCCTGTTGTCGGTGTATCCCGATCAACGCCTATATGGTACGCGCCCGCTTGGTAGTCGGTACTTCCTTAGCGAGGGTATGCGAGGGTATATGATTACCAACTCATTCACGGGTAAGGTTGTTTGCACGTGGGATAGCGACGGTAATCTATATGCGACAACCGAGGGGCTTACACCCTATGAAAAAGCGCTGATTACCCGCGTACTGCGCATGTGGCGACACACGCCGCGTATTCTATGGGACGTGTGGGACCGACACGCAACAAAGATTCAAGACAAATGGGGACGGCAGTACGCGCTAGTGAGTGTGCCTTAAAACACACTCTGACAACTTGACAACTGACTGACAACAACCTACACTAGAAACATAGGCAACAGCCTAAGCAAACCAACAACAGAAAGAGAGACACAAACCATGCGTATCAACAAGGACACCATGACCGTTATCAAGGCCGCTACCGCCGCTAAGATTACTTTCCGAAAGATGGGAGCCGATTACGGGGACAACCCTAGTGTTCTCGCCGCAATTGACGCGGTAGTGACTGCCCTCGATGGGCTTTCGGATGCAGTAGTCATGAGCGAGATTGAAGCCTAGGCCCTAACGGGCATCCCTAGCCTAATGGTAGGTAAATGGTGGTTCAATCCCACCCTAGGGAACTGAGCTAACCAAGGTGGTTAGCGACAATGATACCGAAAGGTAGAACTATGTCATACAATGAATTGCCCAATTGGTACGGTATCCCCGGCATCGGCTTTGAGTGGCGAGGTTCCCAAAATGATGCACTGTTGCATTACAAGGGGCGCATTTTCAATGATCCTGATATTGAGGATGCATTGTGGGATAACTATCTGGAAGACGGTGGCAACCCTGATAATCACGATGAATGGGAAAGTTACGTAATGCACAACGCTGTCAATTACTTGGAAGACGTAATCTACTTTACAGAAAGTGAGTAACAAAATGTTGGTGGTTATCCTACTGGGTATTATGGCTATGACCTGGTTTGTTTATGCGGGTACTAGGGCGAAAACTAACATACTTTGTTTTTTAAGTATGTTTAGCGCGTTTATATGTGGTTTGTGTGCCATTATCGGAATTGATTATATGCGGGGGTTCTAACGTGTGGGAAGAATTGCTGAGCATCATTAGCGACCGTGCCTATCCGCTAGAGTCCATGCAAGAATACCTTGCCGGGTATGTCAACCCTGAAACGAGCTGGGACCTATCGATTATCAACCCGTGGTTTATCGAACAGGGATACGAGTTTGTGGGTTATCTTGACTTGTTCTCTGAAAATGAGCCTAGCGGCGTGTATGTCAACATTGACGGGTACGTATGGCGTTGTCGCACTAATGCCGCTGACAATAGTATCTATTGGTACTGGCAGTCAGATAACGAGGGCATTACACTTGACGATATGCGGTTCCTGCACGGATACGCGCATATGTTCATCTGGGACCAAGATACACAAACATGTGACGTAGTTCACATGGCAGAATGACTGCCAACCTGATACACTAGAACTATCAACCAGAGACAACCGAAAGGTGAAAACAATGGTTCAGACACAGTTCGCACACACGATTACCGTTCCCGATGAATGGAAGCATGAGGGACACACTTACCAAGTGACTCAGGATGAATGGGCAGAGTGCCCTACTGAATGGCTTGACAGCGCCGATGCACTGTGCGTCATTGGCGGGCCGCATGGTTGCATCTTGCACCATCCCGCCGAAACGGACTGCCCTGCAATGTGGGAGTTTGACAACTTCCATGAGAAACACGGGCGCACGCCTACCCAGGAAGAATGGGCGGCGCTTTGCCCTGATTACTGGGTGTACGTCGGTTGGCACTCTATGGATGCGGACAGGCTGTTTGCGGCCGCGTTCCGCAAGGATACGTGGACTACTGACCCTTGCGAGTCATGGGTGCATGAATACAGTCTTTGGGCTGATGGGTATGTCTGGGTTGTGTCGGATACAACCACGGGTGATTCTCTGGCAGGTATCTACGCCGATAGCGAGGAAGACGCTATCAAGCACTATATCGAAAACTATCGGTGAGAAAGTAGGAAAAACAATGACTGACATTAACATTGCACTCACCGTCGCACTTGACTGGGATACCCGATTCTGTTTCACTAGCGAGGAACTGGGAGTCAGTAAGGGTGAATATGACTACGTTACCAAGAGTGGCGACCTGCGCATTAGGGAAGACTTTGAGGCTATGGCCGCTGAAGCCGTGGACGATCTGCATAAGCCTATCACAGTACTTGGAAAGACTATCAAGGCGAGTGACATTGCTAGGGAGATGCTTAGCGACGACTGGGAAGCATATGTCAACAGTTGCATTGCTCACCTAATCGCAATGGAAGAGATTAAGGAAGTCTGGTAGTGTTCGCGGTCGCCTACTATGGCCTGTTTTTTCTGTCCTTACTACTGCCTGTCGGTGCATACTGTCACCGCGTAGAACGCCGGGACAATAACAATGGCGATTAACTTGGAAGAACTAATGGCACTACCTATAGCACCTAAGCCGCTACCCGTTGTTATCCCGGCATGGGAGATAGGTGTAAATTACGGCTTAGTGCATGGGCAAGACGACTACAACTGACAACAAACAGAAAGTGAGAACAACAATGAATACTGAAAACCTCGTCAACAAAATTACCAAGCTCAACGCAGAGATTGCGGCCCTGACTGAGGCGCGTGACGCGCTTAAGTCTGAGCTGTGCTCGCAGTTCAACGCAGGGGACAAGATTCAGGTTGGCGATACGCGCGTGACGTTCGCTACCCGAAAGACTATCAACGCCGCCGCCGTGGAAGCGCTGCCCGCGTTTAAGAAACTGCCAAAGGCAGTGCGTGAGTCGGTTTATGACAAGCCTAAGTTGAATACTAAGAAACTTGCCGCGCTTGATCTACTCGACCTGTCGCCCGCTACTACCGTGTCGGACGTGTACGCAACGTTCCGATGAATTGGAAGCAATACGGGACGGGCGACAGTGGATACACTGTCGAACAGGTGGAAGCTGTCGCCCGTTCCCTGGAAGAACAAGAACTGCAAGAATATTCAACCATGTGGCTTGAAGCGGTACGACAGATGCGGGCCGCTGAGATTATCCACAACAACCTAGGTGTGGGAGCCGAGGTCGAACTGCCTAACGGCATGTCAATTTATATTGAAAGTGAGTAATCAAAATGTTTAGCAACTATGTTGACGGCGACACATTCAACCAGCGCGAACTGGATAGCGACGTTTTCGCGGAATGCTTCAACGCGAATGAGATTGACGGCTACCGACGTAGCAAGGACTCGGAGGAAGACTGTTACAACGCTTGGGAGTATTGGGACGAGAAGGGCCTGTTCTCTGACTGGCTGGAATGGCGTTTTGAGGAAGATGGCTACCTCGGCTATGACAACAACCCGCAAGACGGGATGTTTGTCTGGATGCAAGACTACGAACAGTGTGTCGTCCTGCCCGGCGACAATGAATTGCCGTCCGACGTGGTTGCTATGTTTGACCGTGACTCACTGTATGAAACTGTCTATGCGGAGGGTATTGTCCGGGACGGTGTTTTCTACGCCACTACTATTGCGAGGGAGCTTGACTAATGAATATCAACACACTGTCTGAAACCGGCGAGATTACTATCTTCCAAGACGCTGACACGGGCAACACGTATATTGTTGAACCAGTGCTGGGAACCACTGAACCTACAGATATGGCAGACGAACCTTATCTGTTTATTGGGGACTGTGACGACCTTATGCTGTCCGATAACCCCGTGTTCAAGACACTTGGTAGGTATATTGCAGTGCATGATGAAACACCTGCCAACGTGGGAGAATACGCTAAGTTGTTCAAGGGCGAACTGTGCTCACACTTCAAGTGCGACGATGGGTGGGAGGACTATGACTTTATTGAGTCATACGGGCAGATTCTAGCGGTCAATAAGCGGCTAGGGAGCGCTGAAGAATGGCTGAACTATCTCAACATGTGGGACGACGGGGAAGTATATTCTGTCCTCGACTGTTCGACCGGAATTAAGGTCACTGACATTTACGCTGAATACCATGAGGATGCACTTGAGCTTTATCTCAGGGATGGGGGGCTTGCATCACTGAAGGCACGAGTCAACAAGGTATTGGGGGACTAACTAATGGACAATGCTTATATTCAAGTGTTGACAGACGGGACAGGTATCGTCGTGTCGCATGACTTTGATATGGGTATCGGTGTCATTGCGGGACCGCGTATTCTCGCCCGTCTTACCAAGGAACAGGTCAAAATGATTAGGGAGGCTAACTAATGAATCTTGAAGAATTGACTAAGATGTATAGCGACGCTTGTATGCGCGCGGTGGAAGATGCTATCCATGAGCTTACTAACAAGTGGGACAGTAAGGTAGTTGACCTGTTGAACGCGGGCGATTATTATATCTGCGCTGAGTTGTACGGGGATAGTCTGAGTATTCTCGCCTATATTGGCAAAGACGACTACTACGGGTACAAGCGCTATCTCAACTCTGACATGCAACGCGACGTTCAGGAACTGTTCGACAAGCTAGGGGCACAAGTTGTTCTCAACGCAATGATCTACTGTGGCTGGGAAGAAACTACACATACGATTACTTGGGAGATTAAGTAAATGACCTTTGCACCGCGCCACTACCAGGAACGTGTACTGGAAGGACTGGCAAACAGCAAAACGCCGTACACGGGACTGGTAGGCGCGGGCCTTGGTACGGGCAAGACGGCAATGAGCGTGTGGAACGCGCTTAATGCTTTCGGTAGCACTATCGGGGAGCAGATTATTCTCATTGTCGCCCCTGTCCGTACTGAGTCAGGCTGGCGCTCGCACTGGAAGACGCTCGCCGGAATTGACATGCGCACACTGTCCGGTAAGAAAACCAAGACTGCCCTTACAGTATGGGACGATCTGGAAAACCACGTGCCCGGCGTGTACTTTATTACGTGGGAGCTGATGCGGTCGCGGAATAAGGAGAAGCGCTGGGACGGGCGCGCGAAAAAGTACGTCTTCAAGTCAATGGCTAAGCCGTTCTACGGTGTAGAGTTTGGGATGGTTATTGCCGATGAATGGCACCGTGCGTGCAACCACTCTAGCCTCAACTTTGACGTTGCACGACACATTAAGGCGCAGTATCGCCTCGCACTGTCGGCAACGCCCGCTGGGAACAAGCCCTGCAACATTTGGGCGGCGCTGAAGTTCCTGTGGCCTAACCACTATGGCGGTTACTGGGACTTTTGCGAAAAGTTCTTCAAGGTGGAAGTCAACCCATGGTCTGCGTACGGGAAAGACTTTTCGGGAGAACGCTCGCCCGGCATGGTCCGACGCGGCGCGCCGTCCTATCATGAAGTCTCACAGGCTGAAGCTAATCCTGAACTGCCCGGCGTGATTATTCACCGCGTGGAAGTGGAACTGTCTCGCACGCAGCGCAAGATGTATGACGATCTGGAACAGAAGGCACTCACGTTCCTGGGAGAAAACCCACTTGCACTGAGCATCCCGATGGAACTTGACCTACGTCTGCGACAGATGACGCTGGGAGTCCCCTCGTTCAACGAGGAAGGGACTGTCGATTACAAGGAAGATTGTAAGTCTTCCAAGCTCGACGCAATGATGGATATTATTGCTGACCTGCCTGAAGACGAACCTATCGTCGTGTGGGTGCATAGCCAGAAGTTTATTAAGGCGGCGCTGTACCGTCTGAAGAAGGCTGGGATCAAGGCCATTGAAGTTTCTGGTAAGTCGCGTGGTGACTTCCATGCCATGATTAACGGGGACGTGCGCGTCATTGTCGCTCAACACGAGGCCATGTCTGAAGGCGTTGACGGACTTCAGCGAGTCTGTCATACTGAGATATGGCTGAGTCAGTCTAACAGCCTGGTGATTAACGAACAGGCGACTGGACGACTCAACCGACAGGGACAGTCACAGCCTGTTAACCGTTTCCTGATTCAGGCGACCAACACGGTGGATGACCGTGTTCTGGGACGCTTGCAAGAGCGTTTCGACAAGCTCAAGGCATCTGGCCTTATCTGAAAAACAAACCAACAAACTGAAGGAGAACAAACATGTCTGACAACACCAACAAGAACTTCGATGTTTCTTCAACCGTCTACTTTATTTTCTGTATCCTGTTTGTCGTAACGGGAGTCTGGTTCCCCGCTGCGTTCATGTGGGTTGTCTGGGCCTTCGTCGGCTATGTCGCTGTAGTTGCAGTGATTACGATCATTGCCCTTATTGTGGCAGCTGTTATGGTCCACAAGGCGAGTAAGTGGTTCTGAGACATGCAGATTATTGAGTTCAACCACAAGACGGTCTCTGCCCTCCTGAAGAAGATTGTCGCTGAATACTGGATGAAGGACAAGGACGCTTGGCTGAAGTTTGAGGACGGGAGTGTCGTCTGTATCCACGCCCTTAACCCCACATGGCAAGCCTACGTGTCAGTAGAGATTTGCGACTACGATAAGGCTGTCAATGACAGCCAGGAGTTGCATTTGTACTACAATTACAGTGGTGACGAGCGGTGGTTCATGCAGAAACATGTAAGCATTATCCTTGACGGCGCTCGTTACTACTACTCAGATCAGCTTGACTACGTGACACGGGAGTACATTCCCGTGATTGAGTTCCACTACTACGAAAAGGGAGAAGAAATTGCCCGTGACGATTAAGGAAATCTACGCGCCTATCCTTGGCTTTGGTTGGGAGAACCTTCCTAACCGCTATGTCCAGCGAGAGTATCTTCCAATTGAAGACGGCCTCGTGACCTCGCCCAGCGGCACTGTCGTTGGTACTGGCACCCTGCCGGGTGGCAAACTGCGTCTGCTTGGAGACAAGGGTCAGGTTTGTGCTCAGCGCTGGACCGGACAGGATGAAATGCTAGTTGTTGACCCGTTCGACAACCGTGTGTTCACCGTCCCGTCTGTGGAAGACTTGAAGTGTAATGCCCGTGAGATGGTGTCGGCGCATATTAACATTGCCGATGCTAAGCCTATGGACCTGTCTATCATGTGGACGGATGACATTGCGGGAGAGTGCGGCTTTGACGTGGCCGACATCCCTGAGCCAGATGAACTCAAGTACACCTACCGACTGAATGGTATGGCTCTGCTTGGCCTGGTCAACGATGGGGACGACAACCTGGTTGTGTCTCGCACGTCTGTAATGTGTCGTCTGCTGCGGTACAAGGCTGGGGATAGGTTTGCGTTCCAAGGCTACCGAAAGAAGAACATGCCAGGTCTGCTGAATGACACGGGAGGTTTCTCTGACTTCGCCCGGAAGATTCTTGCGTGGTCTGAGTGTATGACTCGTGAACAGCGGGAGATTCTTTCCAAGTGAGAGAGTACATTCGAGCCGCCAGGGACGAGGCCGCTAAGTCCCGTTGTGACCGTGCTCACGTGGGGTGCGTGATCGTTGATCGAGTGACGGGACAGGTTGTGTCTCGCGCGTTCAACGAGACACCACACGGCCTTGAGCCGTGCGACACGGGAGGCCACCGGATTGTCGATGACCATTGCGTCAACACTATCCATGCTGAGCGCAACGCGATTCGACAGATGAAGGAACATGGGAGTGAGTACACGCTCTACGTGACCCACTATCCGTGTCGTGGTTGCGCGCATCTTATCTCGTCTTGCCCTGAGATCGTAGAAGTTGTGTACCTCGGGGACTACAACAATTCCAGCGAGGCGACTGCTCTCCTGAGCGGCCTGTCGAAGGGGGTTCATCGTGGGGAAGAATAAGCTCACCTTGGAGATTCCTCCTGGCTGTTTGTTCACGGCTATTGAACTGGACAAGATTGAGAAGACGGGGTGGTATGTCAAGGGAAATGAGATCATGTGTCGTACGACGACAATGCCGGGCATTGGTACCCGAGCATTGCGCAAGGTTCTCGAACCGGGAGATTTTCTGGTTCTCATTGAGTCTCCACTAGATGACTTGCATAATTTTGCGTGGAACATGTATGTACTGAAAGAGGGAGAGTATTGGAGGTGGTTAGAGCGTGAGTGAAATCTACGACCGTATTGTACGGGAGTTGACGAAGCCGTCTGAGCGTGACAAGCAACGTAAGGTTGGTCCGTCTGAGCTGGGAGACCTGTGTGAGCGCTGCTTGGCAGAAAAGCTGCTGGGTGTGCATGTGGAGGAAAAGACGTACCCTCTTGCCCCGATGATTGGGACCGCGTTCCACTTGTACCTTGAGACGACACTGGGGCTAGAAGATTACCTGAAGGAAACAAAGGTAACAGTTGGCGAGATTGAAGGGTATGGAGCGATTCGTGGGACTGCTGACGGGTTTGATCTTAGGGGCGGACATGTTGTTGATTACAAGGTCTTGTCGAAGAAGAAGATCAAGGCTTTCTCGTCTGCAACGTTCTTCGATGAGGAACGTAACCCTGAGTTCTATTCGGACTCGATGACCGAAGGCCAGCTCAAAAAGTACTACTACCAGATGCAGTTGTATGGTCTGGGTATGGAGTACGCTGGCTATGAGGTGAATCACACTTCCCTGATTTTGTTTCCCAGGGATGCTACGATAGAATCTGTCACAACGGCAACTCACGAGTTGTGCTTCAAGTACAACCGTGAAGCTGCCCTGGCTGTCCTGGAACGTGCCAACGAGATTTTTAAGTGGGCCACCAACAACCCGGACAACCTGGGAGAACTCGACAGCCATCCCGGCTGTTACTACTGCGCTTTCAAGCGCTAAAAAGAAAGGAGAAACATGGGAAAGTTCGACTCGTTCCTCAAGAACCTCAACATCGAAGTGTCCGACCCCCGCATCACTACCCCTAAGATCAAGATGCTGATCTACGGTATGTCTGGAACGGGAAAGACCTCGCTTGCTGTCTCTGCCTCTAAGGTCGAAGAGCTGGGACCAGTCCTTTACATCGACTTGGAGCGTGGCACCGCCCCAGCAGCCAAGTATGGTGACCTGGACAATATGCTGGTCGTCCAGCCTGCCTCCTACCAGCAATTCGCGGAACTGCTGATCGAGATCAGCAAGAATAAGGACATGGAGTTCAAGACAATTGTCATCGACACCATTGACCGCTTGCAGGAACTAATCAAGTTCCACTTCAAGAGCACAAAGCCCAATGATAGTTTTGCCATGTGGGATGCTACCTACGAGAAGATTATTGATCTTGTCAACAAGATCAGCTTTGACCTTGGACTGAACATCATTTGTATCACACATGAGGCGCGCGAGGTAAACGACGTCTCCCGACTGTCGCTTATCGGACCATCATTTGAGGGCAAGCAAAGCCTCAAGAAACTGCCAGGTATCTTCGACATCATTGCTCGTATGACATGGGAGGATGTTGGAGACGATGACAATGAAGAGTTGGTCACAGTCATGACTGTAAGGTCCCCGTCTGAAGTGCTGGCAAAGACGCGGTTTGACCCGATGCCGTCTATGTCTGGAAACACGACAATGGAGAAGATCATGGGTTGGGTCCATGAGCATTGTGAAACACAGGAAGTAAAGGAAGAAAATGACGACTAGGTACCTCTCTATTAATGATGCGTCTGAGCGCACGGGAGTTGGTCGAACAACCATCCTGTACCGCATCAACACCGGGAAGTTCCCACAGCCTGACGCAATCGTTACTTACAAGCGAACTGCCGCCCTCGGGTGGCTACCTGAAACCATCGAAGATTACAACACCAACAAGAAGGAGAACTGATTAACATGGCAATCAATTTCAACGAGCTTATGTCCCTGGATGTCGCTGAGTCCATGTCCTTTGAGCCGCTGCCCGAGGGTCAGTACAAGGTGACTGTCGATTCCTGTGAGCTGGGAGAGTCCAAGTCTGGCAAGCCCATGTATACCGTGGACTTCGTTGTCAACGAGGGCGACCACGCCGCACGCCAGATTCGCTACTGGCTCGTCCTCGTCACCAAGAAGGGCCTCCACTGGGACTTGCCCAAGTTCTGCGAGGCATCCGGCAACGGCTGGCCTGAAGAACCCGCTGGTCGTACCGAGGATTACTTTAACCAGGTCGCACTTGACCTGGTGGGTAAGACCGCCACGATCACTGTTGCGATTGAAGAGTCCGAGTATAACGGTGAGACTCGCGCCCGCAACAACATCAAGAAGGTCGAATGGGACGAGGCCAAGAAGAAGTCTAAGAAGAAGGCTTCTCGGATCGAACTCTGATCTTCACAGGCGGGCCGTATCTTGACACCAGGGTACGGCCCGCCGTACTATATACAAGCAGAAAGGAGAGCAATGAACCTTAAAGAGTTCTTCCAAGCAGTCCTCCCAGACGGTGAAGGCTGGACACCTATCATCCTCAAGGGTCCGATGGGCGGTCTCACTAACTTCCGGTGGTTTGAGCTGCCAGCGCAGCTCGACAAGATGGTGGCCTACGCCGAGGCTAACGCTGATCTGGACGTGTACTACAGCCCCTTTCTCTACACCAAGCCCCCGGCCCTGTCGAACACGAGGCACGCAGCCAAAGACAACGTGACCAAGGCAGCGTGCGTCTGGGCAGACGGCGACGACTGCCCCCTCGACAAGCTGAAGGTCAAGCCCTCTATCACCGTCCAGACCAGCGAAAAGCACTGGCAAGGATACTGGCTACTTGAAGATGCCGCCGACCTGTCCAATGACATGCTCGAAGCACTCTCACGAGGACTCTACGAAGCACACAAGAACGACGGCATGGACCGAGGCTGGCCCCTGTCGAAGAAGCTCCGCGTCCCCTTCACGCACAACCTCAAGAAGGTGAAGCCCTGGGAGATTACTCTTGCTACTAACGACGAGGCGATCACCGCAGCTGAGTTTGCGGCTGAGTACCCTCCCGTCGAACGTATGGGCATTGAGGAAGAAGACTTCCCCACTGACATCCCCAGCATGTTTGAGGTGTTGGGCATGGTGAACCGTAGCTACATTACGGACCTGGCTACGGACGACTCTTTCAACACCGAAGAGGACCGTAGCTCGAAGATGTACCATCTTCAGTGTGCCCTTTGGGAAGAGGGTTGTTCAATTGTTGAAGCATTTGCCGTTGTGCGTGCCACTGAGTTCAACAAGTTTGAGCAAGACGGACGCGGCGACGGTTACCTCTGGAAACAGATCAACCGCGACTACGCACGTTGGAAGGCAGAGCACAACGGCCCCACGGAAAACGATCTCGAAGCGACAACCCGTATCGGCTCGTCCTACCTCCTGAGTGAATCGCGTGAGCTGTCGTTGCAGGATGTTGACTTCCTACACGGGGACGAGGAAGAACCGATGGGCCTTTTTGTTGACCAGTTCGCAGCATGGGCATCAACCAAGTCTGCAATGGCCCCTAAGCAGTTCCACTACGCGGGCGCTCTCGCTATCCTGTCGTCCATGTTTGCTAAGTACGCCTTCCTCCCTACTAATGTGCAGAAGATGCCGCTGAATCTGTACTTCCTGGTTCTGGGACGTACTACACAGTCCAGAAAGTCCACGTCACTTCGCCTCGCTGAGTCCATGATGCGTGATGTGGCTGTCGGTATCGGCAAGGGGCCTGACGCTTTCATTGCGCCTGAAGATTCGACAGGTGAGGCATTGTCCGCGTACCTGCGTACCAAGCCGAAAGAGTCCGGCCTGTTCGCTATTGACGAGGTGCAGGACTTCTTCGCACACGCCGCCCAGAAGGGTAGCTATATGGCATCTATGATGCCGTTCCTTACCAAGTCTTACGACGGCTACATCCCAGCTGTCGCACGTAAAGACAAGGGAGGCAAGGTTGCGTACCAGACTGCGACCCCGTATTACATGACGTTTTACGGGACAGGTATTCTTGACCAGGCCGCGAAGCACCTGACGACCGAGAAGGTGGAGTCCGGCTTCACGCCCCGTTGTCTTGTCGTTATTGATGACCGAGACAAGTACATCACCTCGTCTCAGGATGTGAAGCTCGTGCAAGTGAGCGCATCAACAGGCAAGATTGAGGACAAGCAGCGTGACTTCATGCTGTCGAACCTTATCAAGTCTATGACCAAGTTCGATGTGGCTTTCAACGCTCGCCGTGCGCAACGCATGGAGAATGAGGAAGTCCGTATCCCTGTCGAGTTTGAGCCGGGTGTGTTCGAGCGGTGGATTGAGTTCTCGGAAGAGGCCAAGGTGCTGGCTGAGCGACACATGCTGAATAGCCGTGAGTTGTTTCCCGGCACTGAGCGTATGACGTTCTCTGTGCTCCGCATTTCTGCGCTGCTCGCTATGTATAACGGGCCGACGACAAAGGGCACCGTCGTTGTCACAATGCGGGAAATGCTCAAGGCTATCTCGCTTGCGTCTATCTGGCTGTCTTCTAACGAGGTGTTCATCCACCACGTGAAGAACAGCAACTTCAGCAACAAGGTGGACAAGCTCATTAACTTCGTTGCGCGCACTGATAATGGCATGGTTTCGATTCCGAAACTCATGCTGAAGTTCCAGTCTGAAATCAGTGGTATGCGTGAACTGAAGGAGATCATCACATATGCTCAGGCACGTGGAGTAATCCAAGAAGTCGTGAAGGGCAAGTCCAACAACGAACGATTCATTAAATACACAGGAGGCCAGGTATGAAGATTCTGACTGAAGACTGCGACAAGCTGCCTACTCTTGCCAAAGTCCTACTGAGGCGCGCACTCGTGGTGTCTGGCCTATCGAAGGACACTCACGTCGAAATCACTGATGATGTGAACGATGATGATATTAAGATCACTCTTGGCACTGTTAAGGGTTATAAGGGCAAGGCATACAAGACTCTTTCACCTAAGCAGATTGTTGCTAATCCGCAGGCTGGTCTGTTCCTCGCTCAGGCATTGCAATATGCTTACCTTGGTGCAGAGCAGCTTGGTCTGAAGCAAGGCGAAGATTGGGTGATCTGGGAGGGCGAGGACATCACGTTCAAGCCGGGCACACTGATTGCACTCGACATCGAATCGGCAGGTGACATTGACGAAGACACTTTTGCTGCTGGACGCATCCTCTCTATCGCCCTGTGGAACGGCAAGTTCGGTGTCGTTATCCCAGAAGAACTCGCTGAGACCGACAAGGCGGCAAACCTCATCAAGCGACTGTGCGACACCTGCACTGTCATCTGTCACAACGGTACGTTCGATATGCCTTACCTGTCGAAGCGATTGGGTATCCGTGTGTACCATCATGAGGACACGCTGCTCATGCACTTCGTGCTCGACAACCTAGCCGGTGAGCATGGCTTGAAGCCTCTCGCTCGCCGCTGGTTGCGTGCTGAAGACTGGGACTCCGATGCTAAGTCCTACCTGAAGGGTGGAGCGTACTTCGAGAACATTCCCCGTGAAAAGCTCTATGAGTACAACTTGATGGACGTTGTATGGACCCACAAACTGTACGAATACTTCCTCCCGATGCTCAAGAACAGCGGAAAGTATGACTATTACCGCTACCGTATGCAAGTTACGAAGGTTCTCAACGATGTGCAGATGAACGGCGTTGCAGTTTCACTCGATGCTCTTGACGAGCTTGAGAAGAAGTACCAAGAACAGTGCGACAAGGCGCTTGTGACGCTACGTGAACACGCAGGTGAGCACTTCAACCCTCAATCACCTAAGCAGATCAAGGACTACTTCACTTCTAAAGGTGTATCGTCCCCGTCGTTCGACTCAGACCACCTGAAGAAGCTGCGACGCGAAGGTAAGGAGGTCGAGTTTATCGACGCTCTGCTTGAGTACCGCTACGCCGCTAAGGTGATTGGCAGCTTCATTGCCAACGTGCGACGTAAGGTTGGTGAGGATGGGCGTATTCATCCCTACTACCTGCCTCATGGCGCGAAGACTGGTCGCCTGTCGGCTAAGGGGCCAGCGATTCAGACAATGGGGCGTGACAGTGGCATCAAGCGCGCCCTTGTCGCTGCGCCGGGGTGCAAGATTATCTCGTGTGACTACTCGCAGGCTGAGCTACGTACTGTCGCTGAGCTTGCCGACGACGAGGCCATGATTGCTGCCTTCCAGCCGGGTGCGCCTGACTTCTTCGATGACCTGATGACGAAAATCTGGCCTGAAGAGTTCCCGACAATCGAAGCATACGAGGCTTTCAAGCACGAACAGCCAAAGACTGCTAAGAACAGGCGCGCACTGGTCAAGAGTGTGGTGTACGGCCTCAACTATGGTCGTGGTGTGGCTGCTATTGCGACAGCCCTTGAACAGCCAATTGAAGTTGCACAACATGTTGTTGATCAATACCTTGGTGCCTACCCAGGACTTCGGGACTGGCAGGCACGAGTACGCCACAGTGTCGGACGGAAGGAAGAGGACAACGAACGTAAAACCAAGTTCGGCCTTACCTTCAACCCTCTGTTCGTGTCGGATAACAACTACAGTTCGACGCAGAACGAAGCACTTGCATTTGTTCCACAGTCAACTGCAAACGACATCTGCCTTAACGCAGCAATCAAGATCAACGAACAGGTAGGACAATACGGTGCTAAGCTGATTGGCCTCGTTCATGACGCTACCTATGTCGAGTGCCCGGAAGAAACCATCGAAGAGTGCTCCAAGATGATGGAGCGCGAAATGGCTCAGGCAGCGACACTGGTTTTTAACCGCGTACCGTTTGCCGCTGAAGCAGAAGTTGGCAACAACTGGGAGGAAGTGTGACAGACTACGATCAGGCACCCTGTAGCGGAGCACCAACCGAATGGTTCTACGACCCGACACTCTACGAAACAGTCGTGAGAGCTTTCTGTAATGAGTGCCCCATCAAGGAACAATGCCTTCAAGACTGCCTGATAGCAGAAGAAACACCAACCGACGGCAAAAAGTTCCGCTCTGGTGTTTTCGGTGGCCTCTCACCGACAGGCCGAAACAGGCTCATGGGTACCGGATATGCAGTCATCACCGAAAGCTGGATGGAGGAAGATAATGACGACGACAGTAATAGCAATTGACCCCGGCGTGAACACCGGCCTCGTTGTGGCACGCGTTGAAGAAGAGGTGGAGATTCTACACTTCGACCAGTTCATTTGCTCGACACACACCGAAACGGCAGAACTCATCAAACACTACTTTGACGAGTACCCTCAAGCCGTTGTCGTGGCTGAGCAGTTCGACCTGAGACCCAGCAACAAGTTCACAGCAGACCTTACCCCCGTGAAGGTCAACGCAATCCTTGACTGGTTTGTCGATGACATCCACTACCAGACACCGGCACAGGCCAAGGGCCTGGTCAAGGACGCGACACTGAAGAACCTAGGGTGGTGGCTCACAGGGAAAGATGTGAGCTACAAGGACGCAAACGATGTCCGTGATGCCTTCCGACATCTCGTGTACTACCTGGTTCACGAGCTGAAGCACAAGTGGACACTCGACAACGGGTGGCCGAGATAGCGAAAACCCCTCTGCTAGGAAAGGAGAACTAGCAGAGGGGTTTTCTGTGCCACACCCAACAGCCGCAGCACCCTCACGGGGTGGTTAACTGTCGTGGTCTAGTCTAGCACACTAACCGATCTTTGTCGCCTGGATAGTAAGACCACCCCAGCCGAGGTTAGTGTTCTGGTCAACTTGCAGTCGGACAGACACGGACACTTCCTTGCCAGGTGTGTCGATGTACTTAGCAATCGGACCCATACTAACGTACATAACATTATTATTGTAGTTGTACGTGTTGTAAACACCAACGTTATGTTCCTTGCCGTCAATCATCATAAAAACGTTGATGTAGGCACCGTTAGCGTCAAAGTCGTTAGTGATCGTGATATTGCCTGAGATCAGCCAAAGTCCAGCCTTCGACAAGCGGATATTACGGCTAACACGCGCGGTAGAGCCATTAACAACGTAGCGCTTGTAATCCGCAAACGAAGCATTTTCGTTCACGTAATCCGTTTCGACAGCCCCGCCCCAAATCTTAGTGAGCTGGCCATTACTGTTAATCAACATCTCTTTAGTGTCCTTACGGTAAATAAGGACATCATAGTTGTTAGCCCCAGCCTTACGGATAGCAGCCAGCTTAGAGTCATAATCACTCGCATTATTAGCGATAATGACGCGGCCCTTCTGAAGTTGCTTCACAACGTCAGAGACAGAGTTGAACCCGAGATTCATAAAGACAGGCCAACTCTGAACAATGTCGGAATCAGAGTAAGTCCAAATGCCCTGATCGTTAACTGTACCCATGTTAGTACCTCACTCCTGAGAATTGAACGGAAACATATGCGTGGCCGTTGTGGTTGTCGATATATTCTGGATGCTCCTTGGAACCCTTCAACCCAATAAAAGCAGTCCCATACTGGAAATTGTCGTAATCAACAACCATAGTAAACGACAAGCCAGTCACCATCACCAAGTCAGTGCCCCGACCACCCCTACCCGTAGCAAGACCTGAAACCACATAAGGGACATGCACAAGTTTACGCTCACGACCAAGATGGTCTCGAACACCCGTGACAACCTGTGGAAAAATATACTCGCCCGTGGTCAACGGGATTACAGGGATGTAAAGAAACCCCGTGATCGACAGCTGCATGAACGAACCAGCATTACCCCAATCCAAAGGCGCTTTCCACAAGTCCTCATACGCCCCAATGCCGGGGCTGCTACCTGGCTGCTCAACTAGCATCTCCTGATAGAACGGCTGTGCAACACCATTCGCCGCACGAGTAGAGACCAGCGCGCTCACAGCATCATAAGAATTACCAACCTTGCTTTTCATCAAGGTCATGTCATTCTCAAGATACGCTACGCGCCTGTCGATGTCACTTCCCCATGCCTGGGATGGGGTCGGAAGATTGTGCTTCACTATGGGTTACTCCTTTCAACGTCAACTCTCGAAGCGTGATACCAGCCTCAAGAGGATAATCCGCAACTCGTGGCCTATCGAATATTGTAGCAACATCCGACACCCTCGTAAGCGCCTCACACGAAGCCTTCACACTCGACTCATCATACGAAGCCGACTTGATATGCCACGTAAAGTGGTCATACACTGCCGTCGTGCCAGCAATACGACCAAACACCTGCTGATTCGACACTACAGGCTTGTTCTTCGTGAACTCCAAAAGATCATTCATAATCTTCTGCATCGTCGTACCACGAGGCCACTTCTCAGTAGCCTTCTCCGGCAAAGGTGCACCCGTAAAGGCATCGACATCGGACAGGTACACAGGCTCGCGCTCGAAATCGTACACAACATCGGTATATGACTCGTGCATGGGGATAGTGCCTGTCCAGTCCATCTCGGCGGCATAGCCGAAAGCACTCTGAGCAGCATACACGCAAGCGTCATACGCCTGAGCCTTCGTCGTCAGGTTCATGCTGTCGATCTTCACAGCATCTGTCTTATACGGGTAACCAGTGTAGAACGTCAACGTCTCCTGGTCACACAGGTAAGCGTGACCATAGATGCGAAGCGTGCTGTAGTCAGTCTGACCGTCAGACTCGGCAATACGGTACGGTGCAAGACGCTCATTCGACATGCCCGTCACAGTCACCTTGATCTGGTTAGCCTCGTCACCCTTCTCGATGTGAAGAGAGCCACCTTCTGCATACCACTGCGCCGGTGTAATTGGCTTGTTATCCTTGCCGACAACAGAATACACAGAACGGGCGAAGTAGACCTGCCCATTGACACGAGTACGGATATTGAAGTCAGTGCCTACTTCCCTCGGCATGACACATTCAGGCTGCGAATACAGGTAATCAATCGTTCCCTGCACTTCAATGATGAACTCCTTAGTCTCACCCGATTCAACAGACAAAACCTCAGCAGCCTTAATCGACTCAATCGGGGTCTTATTATTCGACGGCTGAGGATGAATGAGACTAATCCGATCCTCGCCAGCAACAGTAGGTATATCACCGCCTCTGTTGCCTGAACGATAATCAGACGAAGCTGAGTGTACGACAGTGGGGTAGTACGTACACTCAATATGCGAGAACGGCTCGTTAATCGTCCACTGAATCGAATAGTCTACAGTAGACCCCTGGAATCGAGTAAGCACCGTGTGATTCTCAAAAAGGACAATAGTGTCATAGATCCACGTAATCTGATAATTGTTAGCAGACAAGAAGCTCTTGAGGATAGTCCATAGGTTGCCCTTACCACCAACAAAATCATACGTCTTAACAGCTACAGTCGTCTTAGGTGCTAGGAAAGGGTTAGGTGCATCAGCAGTAGACTTAGCAACATACACCTTCGGAGACTCTACACCAGCGGCCTTAAACACAAGTGCAACAATTTTGTCCATAGTAGCGCCCTGAAGATGTTTGACCTCAGCCGACACATCAAGACGATAGAAAGGGTCATTCAACGTCGCAGACCATGACCAAGGGGTGTTAGTAATTGACCGGACAAATGCGTGGGTACGGCCAAAAACAGGGCTGTCGAGACGAATCTCCTTCGTCATCACATCCGCAGGCTCCACATACCCAGCACCCTCAAGAGAATACTCAGAGAAGCCGCCCGTTGTCGAATCGCGGTCAAGCGATACTGCATCCTCAACGACAGACCAGCCAGTCAGCTTATTGTTAGGAAACCCAATAGCTTGCATTACCATGAGTAAACCTCTTCCAACGTCACAGAAGCCGTGTAATGACCACGATAGTTGTTCACAGTCACAACACTAGCCGAGCCAGGAACAACCTGAAGATTTCCACCACCAGAAGGGTACGCGAACTCATACAGGTTAACGGCTGTGTCAATGTGTGTATCCTCGGGCACGATCTGAAGCATAGTCCAATCGAGACCACCTTCAAACCTCGGAAGAATCGACACCTCCCACAAACCGGGATCAAGTGCGCGCACCGTATTCTTATTAATAGTGAAGGTGTCAGAGACACCAGTCAATTTACGGAAATTAAACGCAAACGGACTCTTACCATCTTCCGGCCCAGACGACAAAAACACACCCTTATGGCCTTCAGGCACAAGAACACGCTCAGTGTACTGACCAACCTTCGACAAAGCCAAAGACACCTGCCGCCCATTCAGACGATCAACGGTAGACTGGAACTTGTTGTTTATCTGAAGTACACCACTCTTCAGCACGACACCCGGATGCCCAGATTGAGTGTTGTTAGCCTTCGTAGGGAACAGTGCTTGCTTACCCCAGTCATTAAACGCAAACGGCGAACCAACATGGTAATGCAAGTAAGGCAAACCCATCAAAGGCGACAAAACGTTCTTCATCGAGAACGGGTCCAGATACGTCACCCACTCGCCCGTCCTGTTCATAAACAGCTCACGGAACGTATTAGCCTGCTCACGATTCAAGAACGACCACGACAACTCATAATGCCTACCGCCATACACAGAACCACCCATGTAGGCGAGACCATTCAAGAGGCGCTGCGAGTCGCCCGAATGAACATTAGTCGAAACGGGCGACTCATCCGGTGCCGGAAACCACTTGATAATATCGTTACCAACACCGAAACAAACCTCGCGGGTTGCGCAACCCCTAGTAGACACCACGGTTACCTGTCCTCATATTCCCATTGTCGATGCTCTGGCTAATGGCACGACCATCAAGGACGACAGCCGTAGAAACAGCCTTCACCAACTGATTAAACTGTGCTGGGTTAATTGTAACAAGATCAGAGCTACCACCCATAGCATAGACACCGCCAGCCGACACAGGCACCTGCATCGTGTTCAAGGCGTTCATGAAGTTCTTGCCGTAGAAATCGACAGCGGGCTGAGAAATCACGTACTCACCGCTACGAACACGGAACATACCCTTACCGTCCGTAGCCATGAGGTTGTCGGCCTTCGGGTTGGCCGGTGGACGACCAGGCAACAAGCCACCACCAGCAAACCCAGGCAGAGAGTTCGCGCTCGACAGCAAACCACCTGTATACAGAGTTCCGATGTTCCTACCAGAACGGGTACGAACAGTACGGTTCTGACTACCCAGCGGATTCATCCGCGCAGCATTAAGCGCAGCGGCATAAGACGCTTCATCAATCTGGTACCTGACCCTGACGTTGATCTCACGGCTACTCGGCTGGACAGGAACCGTCACAGGATCAGCGTGCAACGAATCAATGGCACCCTGTGTCGAAGCGACGGTGCCGCTATCCGTCACATTTTCCTTCACATCACGAGGAACCTGACCAATAGTTGAAGTCAAGCTATCGAAAGCGCCAGCAAGTTCAGTCACTTCACCCTGGTTGAACCCAAGCTGAGTAACCTGGTCAATAAACTGCTGCTTCAGCGATTGCGTGTATGCCTCAATCTCCTGTGTCGAATGACCAGCGGCAGCATACGCCTCAATCAAACCAATCATTTGAGACTGCAACGACCGCAAAGCCTCACGGTTAGCGATAGCCGCCTCCGTGTAGCCCTTCAGTGCAAACTGCCCAGCCTGAAGAGTTGCGATCTCCTTGTCGTTGTCCGCAATCTTCGTCTGGCCCTCATTGATCTTCTGCTTAGCCTCGTCAATATCAACCTGAGTAGACTGTGCACGCTCCGTGTCGCCGTACTTCACGGCGACAGCGTGGAAGAACTCAGCATCGTGCAACTCCTGCTGGTTCTTACGCATATCCGACGCAAGTTTCTCATTCTCCTTACGGAGATCAGAAACCTTCTTCGTCGTGCCCTCAACATCCTTCTTCAGGCTGTTAAGACCCTTACGGTAATTGTCCTGAGCAGTCGTCGAGCGCCACCAAGTAGACAGCGCCTTGTCGAGCGCCGACTTCAGACGGCTAAGGAAGTCCTCGAAAATCTCAGCTGCGGTCTTCGTTTCCTTCTTTGCTCGGCTTGCGCCACCGCCTCCACCAGAACGAGGTGAACGACCACCGCCACCACCAGAACGAGACGGCTTAGCCTTGAAGTTGTTACCACTAAACGCCGACGTGCCATTGTTACGATTAGCAAACGTTGGCATACGAATCTTGGACTTCTGACCCGCAGTGTATGAACCCTTGCCAGTCTTCGACTTCGAGCCACCGATAGCACCCATGTAGCCCTGAATCGACTGCCAGATAGCCTGCACCTTGCCAAGGAAACCCTGAGCCTGCGACACCGCCTGAGCCGCGTTATCAACCATCTGACCAAGCGACGCATCCGTGGCACTATGGTCAACCTCGCCAGACTCATAAGGTTGGGCGATAATCGCGGCCATAGTGTCTCGCTGCTGCTCAAACTGCGACATGTCGAAGCCCTGAGCAGCAAGGAAGTCAATCGTGTCTTGAATCGAGTTCTGCGCGTACTGGTACGCCTCTTCGCCGGTCAGACCCATTTCCTCAATACCAGCAGCAGCGGCGTTACCCATCTTCTCGAAGTAATCCGAGATAGCAGCAATGTTCGCTTGGCCGTCTGGACTGTTCGGGTCCATCGACGTGCCATGCTCCTGCATGGACTCGTACACCTGCTGCAACGACGAATCGAGAGCAGCAGCCGCGTCTGTCGAAGAGAACATCTCGTCAAGGACAGAGCGAATAGCCTCGGCCATGCTATGAAACTCGCCCTTAGCGTCACCAATCTTCAGACCGGCCTCTTCGGTCTGCTCGCCGGTCTCTTCGACACCCTGGCCGAAAAGGATAGCATCGTTCAGAGCGTCACGCATAGCACCGCCGACACCCTCAGTCTTCGACTTCAAGCCTTCCAGGGCCTCAATCTGCTGGTTATACGGTTGAGCGGCATCAGCACGCTTCTGGGCATTAGCAGCATTAGCACCAGTAGTGCCGTTCATCGTGCCTGTGTCAACGATTGTACTGTTAACAGCGTTAACAGCATCAGCCTTACGAGCCTTAATCTGGTCGATGTAGCCATTCACGTAAGCATCAGCGGCCTTCTGTCCACCGCCCTGAGCTTCAGACGTAGATGCGAGCTTAATGTACTTCTGATACGAGAAGCCCATATCAACGAGAGCCTGCTTGGTTTCCTTCGACATGCCCTTAAACGCATCGGAACCCTGCACAGCGTCCATAATCAACGCCTGAGTATGCTCACCAATCTTCAAGGTCGAGAAGCCCATTGCCTCGGCCTGCTCGTGGGTAGCCTGAACAACCTGGCCGGATTTATCCACGTAGTAACCGAGCGCCTGACCGTTGGCTGTCAGAACTTCACCATTCTGTTCAATAGTTGCGTTCAGCTCCATAAAGCCAGTCTGCGTGCCATTACCGACTTCCTTTGTATCCTGAGCCAAAGCGTTCAGAATAGCCGAAGAACCACCCACAGCGTTCTTAAACTCGTCAGCCTTAGCCGACGACTCCTGGAAAGCATCACCCAAGTACGTAGCACCGACAGACACGAGCGACAAGCCAGCCGAGATAGCAATACCCCACGGGCCACCAAACATAGCCATGAGGCCAGAGCCAACCGACGACAGCTTAGACAATGCGCCCACAGCCTGACCTGCGCCAGCAGCCACAGAAGCACCTGTAGAAACCGCAGACGCAGCAGCCTGAGCACCCTTAGCAGCCGCAGCCTTACCAGCAGCCGCAGCCACCGCGTTATCCGCAGCAGCAAGCCTCTGGTTAGCCGCAGCAGCCGCATTAGCAGTAGCCACGTTAGCCGCGAGCGTACTGTCATAAGCGACCGTAGCCGACTGAGCCTGCTTCACAGCCTTCCACACGGTGCCCCACGTCAAACTTGCATCACCTGTCGCCTGACGCATACGATTACCCATCTGCAAATACGTAGCAGACATCGACACAGCCGCAGCCTTCGTAGCCAACAAACCAACACGCACTGTCGCCACAGCCGCGAGCGCACCAACAAACGCCTGAATAGGGGCAGGCAGCTTAGCGAAAGCGTTAACGATACCTGTCGCAGTAGAAATCAGCAGCTTGAACGGGACCATGAAGCTAGAGTTCATAGCCGCGCCAGCGTTCTGCAAGGCGTGCTGGAAAGCCTCAACCTTCGCAGCCATAGTGTCCATGATGATGCCCATCGACTCATCAATGAACGTCGTACCCTTAGAAGCCGCCTCGGCCTCCTTTAGCTGCTCGACGTACAGACCGACACTGTTTGACATACGAGACAGCAATTCAACGTCACGCACGTTCTTGAAGCCCAAGTCCTTAATCGCCTGAGCCTTCTCCACCTTATCGCTGATACCCGCAAGGTTCTGCAAAATACCCTGGAACACCTTGTTCGGGTCGTCACGCCACAACTTCTGGAACTCAGCATCAGTCACGCCGACAGCCTGAGCGTAGGTGTGCATCTTCTCGCCACCATCAGCAGCCGCCGCATTGATCGAGTTAAAGATACGCTGAAGTGAACCGCGCGCCCATTCCTTCGGAATAGCGAGCGACGACAACGTAGACGACAGGGCAAGAATCTCATTCTGAGTGAAGCCAGCAGACTTACCCTGAGCTGCAATCGACACGGCCATGTTAGCGATCTCAGGCTCAGTCGCAACCGACTTCGCACCAAGATCAGCAATCTGGTTAGCCAGGACCGCGTAGCCGTCGCCCTTGCCCTTAGCGGACTCCTGCAAGCCGCCCATCATCTGACCGAAACGACCAAACGCAGTAGTAGCAGACTCGACCTCCATGCCGGTCACTGTAGAGAACTCAGCGACAGCCTTCGTGAAGTCCTTGAGCTGGTTAGTCGGAATGTTCATCTGCGCACCAAGCGTGCCAATCTTCGCCAGATCAGCAAACGACGTAGTAGTCGTCGTAGAAAGCTCGGTGTAAGACTTCTTCAGCTCATTCAAGCTCTGTGTCGTACCTTGAGCGGTACGCTCCACATCAGCAAATGCGCGCTCCTGCGCAATACCAGCCTGAGCAGCAGACGACACCACACGACCAATGCCAGCGGTAATAGCGCCGTAGTACACAGCCATATCACGAGCAGCATAACGAGCGTTCTCAATCGCGTGCTCGCTCATACGAGCATTAGCGCGAGCATTACTCGCATCAGAACGAATCGCAGTACGCTTAGTCAGCTCTTCCTCACGAATACGCGCACGCTCAGTGCGAGCAGCTTCAGCCTCACGGGCAGCACCAATACGAGCAGACGCACTAGCAACAGCAGCCTCACGCTTAGCCTCAGCCGCGACTGTCGAAGCAGCCATGCGCGCCTCAACCTCAGCAAGACGAGACGTAGACTGAATCTCAGCAAGACGCGCAGCCTCATTGCCCTTCGCCCGCACAAGGTTCCGCTCGTCACGGCCCTTCTGCTGCTGCAACGGGATAGCATTATCCTCACGCTTCACAGAAGCCTGCGCACGCAACTTCTCAGCCTGTGCCTCAGTCTTACGCGCCTGCGACTGATTCAGCTGAGCCTGAGCCTTCTTCGCCTTATTCTCAGCCTCAGCCATAGCATTAGACGCAGAAGCCACCTCACGCATAGCCGAGGCAGTATCCTTCAGCTTAGCGATATGGTCCTTGCTCAAGCTGTTCATCGTGCGAGTCTCACGGATGAACTGTCGATACGCCGAAACAGCCTTATCGACACCCGCCGACAAATCAGACTTACTAGCGTCCCCAGCAGCCTTATTCAACGAGCCAAGCGCATCCGCAACCGACTTCAGCGCAGATGCAGAATCGCGCATATTCTTGACCTTCGAGCTGTCAAGCTGCAAAGAATCAAGAACAGTCCCACCACGACCAGAAGGTGCCTTCAGAGAAGCGACAGCACTCTGAAGCGAACCAATCTGCTTTTCCAGAGCACCAATGCTCTGTGCCGCCTTGTCTGCCCCAGCAGCGTTAACGTCAATATCAATCTTGATTGACTCGTCTGCCACCTTAACTCCTAAAAAGAAAAGTCCCTGATACCACTTCAATGATACCAGGGACTTTTCCTACCTAACTTGCTCAAGCGCCTCAAGAGGTGAAGGCAACGGCTCTTTCGTACCGTCCGAGTATTCGACAGTGCCCATCACCGTGTATGTGCTTTCACCCGGCTTGGTTTCCTTCGCGTGCTCACGATGCCGATCAAGCTCAGCACACGAATAACACGTCGATGTCTCAACATGAAACTCAATTGCACTATGCTCACTGCGACCGTACCAAAGCGGTGTACCACACTTGTTACACAGACTATCGAGATAATACTGATAACCCGCAGCCAAAGCCAGGTCCAAGTTAGTGTATTCAGTTTGATCTATCGGCTCCGAGTCAAGCTCATCACCAATCCACACAGGCACCACACGAGCAAACATGCCGTGCGCGCCCGTAAACAGCGTCGGAGGCTTACTCTCCGCTCTCGCTGTTTTCAGTAGAAGAATCATCCACTGATTCTCCGGCTTGCTCAGCTCCGTCCCCACGAAACGTAGGGTCACTGATTGCCTCAGCCACCACAGCTCCAAGCTCCTGAGCGTCATTCCACGTCGCACAAATCTGCTGCCACAAGAACTCAGGCAGATAGCCACGCAGCTCCGCAGCCTCGTCATCGGTCAGAGTGTTCTTAGACTCACCAGTCTCATTGTCGATGATCTCGACACAGGCACGAGCCACGATGTACTCCATCAGACGGTCCTCGCGCTCGATCTCGATGACAGCCTTTTCCTCGGCACTCTTGTTCTTCGTAGAGAAGAACGGGTCTTCCCAGACCTTACGCTTCAGGACGTACAGCTCCTTGTTCGACAGGGCGCGCAGACGCAGAGTGATCGTCTGCTTACGCAGCTTTTCAAGCTCTTCCTCAAGCTCGACACCAGGGGCAGTGTCGGTAATCGAACGGGACAGCGGTGCCTCAGCGATCTGCGCGGTCTTAGCCAGTTCGACCAGCTGAGCGAAACGCTCCGCATCCTCAGTATTCAGGGGCACGTCGATAGCCTTAACCGTAGGCTTGATGGACGAGATAATCTTAGACAGCTCAAAAGCCATGATGTCTACTCCAATCAGATAAAGGAACACCCCCGCACCTCGGGGGCACGGGGGTATTCTATCAGAATTGATCAGGCAGTGACAGCCTTATTCAACTCCATAAAGCCCTGGGGCAGGAACGGGACGGTGAACTGAATCGGCTTGTCGCCGTCACCCAACTCGTCCTTCGGGTTGTCCGGCACGACCTTAAAGGCAGAGAGTTCCATACCAGCCTCGACAGGGGTGCCCTGTCGGAAACCGATACGCTGGACCAAGTAGCCTTCCTTGATACCATCAAGGGTGCCACGCTTGAACAGCTGGTACGCCTTGTCGTAGACAGACGTGTTGCCAGCAGCCTTCTGTCCAGCCGCGATAGCCTCGCGGAAGAACGTCAGCGAAGCCTCGTAGTTGGCAATGGTCGGGGTCTTCGCGTTACCAGAATCACAAATGGTACGCGAATCGTCCGTGTCACTATCCGTAGCGCCGAGCGTCATACCCGCCGCGATAGCACACGAAATATCGACAGCCTTCGGCGTGTCACCCGTGTAGGTAGTAGCCTTAAACAGGTCAGCCGTAGTGGTGATAGCATCAGCCGGAACCCACCAAATAGTGGTGTTCGGAGACAGCATCTTGGGCATCAGTCTTCCTCCTTGTTGGAAACGATATCGTCATCTTCAATGGTATCATCCTCGCCGCAACACTTGGCCTGTGTAATCGGCGTATTGTCATCGACAACCTCATACATGTCTGGCAGAACAGCCAGCTCATCTTCAGTCTTGTCGCAGACAATATTGGTAAAAACATTGCGCACGCGCAATTCACTCACCCCTATCCAGGTTGACGTAAAAACTCATGCTATGTTGATAAACCGTAGGGCGCAACGTGGAATCGTAATCGCTATCAGTACCCACCGATGCAGCGATATTCACCCCATTAGACCCTTCAACCAACACAGCACCAATGAGCTTCTCTTTCACAACCGACACAAGCCGATTGAGAAGTTTCTTATTCACAGCGAACACGTCCACCGTGAAAGGATGCTCATACACATCCATAGTGTGACCACCAAGCGACACATACTCGTCCAACTGACGATTGATCTCAGCGCCGCCGTGATAAACAATATAGAGAGGCACCTTCGTATCACGCGAAAAAGAATCGAAAACCTCGACATCCTTGATCGTGCGCAAAAGAGCCAGACAAGCCTCGTCAAACTCTAAAGTCCTATCCGTCACTTCAGCCTCCCATAAAACTCTTCACGGAACACAGCCGTCACACGAGGCAAATACTTAGCCGGGGTAATACCCTTCCCCTTGTCGCCGCCCGTAGGCTTACCACGCAAACCAGAGCGCAAATAACCAGAAGTGCGCTGGCTGTACGTACCATTCTCCTGCCACGCATAGTACGGCTTAGCACGGTCCCAACGATGCCAACCGATCTCGACAACCTTCCCGCCCTTAGAAGCATCAACACGGAAAGCATCACGCATATAGCCAGTATCGACACGGCGCGGGTCTGTCGCAATCAAAGCACGCCCATACTCAGTAGAAGCGACAGCCGCAGCCTTAGCCGCAGCATCAACCTTCTTCCAAGCAGCGTCAATGATCTTCTTCTTCGCCTTAGCAGCAACACCATACCTGTCGGTATCGACAGTCACCTTAATACCAGCAACACGACCGTCATACCGTACAGTCTTCTTAGTCCTAGCCATTAGCAGTCTCCCCCGTTGCCACATCACACAAAAGCGTCACCTGCCAGTTCAGTGTATCAACCTGAGCGTTACGCACAACCAGCTTCAACCCCGCAACCCGTGGGTCAGTCGGCATTTCCTCTACTTGGATGCGCATACCCTCAGCGAACGACACACGCGCATCCGGGTTGCCCCACAAATCACGTGAAAAAACCTCGTTCTTGTCAATATGCAAAAGCTGCACACGATACGCATGAACACCTGTGACCGTGCCAGCCCATTCACGATTACGGGCACGCCAGTCAACGTTAGGCGTGATATTCGCCCAACCCTTCCACACAGGGTTGTTATACTCAAGCGACAAACCAGCCTCATCAGACCAGTCATACGATACTGTGTCAGGCTCCTTGAAGATGCTCACCTTCGTATTCGCCAACAACTGAAGCGGATAATACGAGGCATACATGAACAAGGGGTGGATGTTCGGGTCAATCGACAAGCCCATTAGAAGTTCACCACCCAATCCACAGGCTCAAACGTTGGCTGCACAACATCAAAGCAGAGGTTATTTACCTCATCTTCCTTCGCTTGAGCACGCAACTGCCGAGCACGACCGACAATCGCAGCCAGCAGCTTAGCACCATCCGTCTGCTTGTCGTCCGTCTTCAAGACAAGCAACTGCAAAGCCTTATCCATGCCGATAGTGTCACACGCATCGGCAGCAGCCAGCTTCACGTTACCGCCGTTAACAGCGAGCAAAGCCTCAATCTCTTCGTCAGCGAAAAGATAACGCGGCTCATTCCTCAAGTCACGCAAGTCCTCCAACTTACGCAAATCAGGAATAAGGACACGCACCTGTCCGATGGGGGAAGAAAAATCAATCTCGCTCATAAAACCAGTATAGCAAGACCCCCGCAGCCAAAGGCCGCGAGGGTCTTACTCAATCAGCTAACTGATCACAGAGACGAATTACCAGTCGAGCCGATAATACCGTCGTAGCGGACGATGCCAGCACCCGCGATCTGTCGAATACGAACTTCGACATCATCATTGTCGAAAGAACCCTCATAGGGGTTAACGTCGCCGCCACCGATCATCTGGCCGGTCTTGTTGTGGATACGAAGCTCCGGGGCCTCACGACCCAGCATACCCGTCTTCGCAAGGACAGTCTTACCATTGGCACGACCACCCTTCGGAAGAAGAACCCACGCCTTCTCCCCACCAACAACAGAGATCAGGTCGGAAGTAACGACCTCCAAGTCCTTCAGAGGGTTGCCCTTGATCTCAGTGCGCTTACCATTCTGGACACGAATCTCGTTAATCTGAGTGTAGCCCTTAGCAACCTCAGCGAGAGCAGGGTTAGTGACCAACACGAAACCCTCGGGGACATAAGTCGAGTGACCGTCGCGCAGAGTAGCGAGTGCCTGGAACCGTGCAGCAACAATCGCATCGAACGACAGTTCGTGATTATTACCAGAGGTACCCAAACCGGCAGCACCGCCAGTGATCTCAGCAGGCAGACCATCGACCCTAAACTCGGTCTTGTTAGTGGTGTTAAACACGTCCTTGCGAAGAGACTTAGTAGCGGGGTCAAACAGCTGAAGGAGGACCAGCAAGTCCTCAGTACGCGCAGCGAGAGCAGCAGCATCCTTCGGGAAACGGCTAATTACGTTCCACTCGTCATTAATAAACGACTCGAAGCTGAACTGGATGCGCGCGCCGTGCTTGGCGGTCGTGATAAACGCACCATCGGCACTATAGGACATGGTCGGGTAAGGGGTCAGCTCCGGCACATGAGGCAGCGTGCCCACAGGGTGCTGATAACCACCATTGTCGATAGGAGCCGTAGTAGCGTCAGGCTTCAGCGACAGAAGCGAAGCAGGACGGAAGTCCGTCAACAGCTCCTTCGTCGCAATCTTGTCCCAAATCGTCTCATGAGCATCGAAATACTCCTGGAAACGAACGTTCGCGGCCTTCACGAACATAGGTGCCAGCTGATCAGAGGTGACAGCCTCCTTCAGGCGCGCCTGCGCGAGACGGTCGCCTGCAAGGGCCTCACCCAGCTGGACGTTGAACTCTTCCTGGTTCTTGAAACGCACTTTAGTTGCCTCCTATCAGGCGTTCTTAGCAGGTGCAAGAACGACCTGCATCTTCTGGGGGGTGGCAGACGCAGCAAGAGGCTCCTTCAGCCAACCGATAACAACATCAGCACCGGCCTTAACGGTCGTAATCTCAGGCTTCACACCTGCACCAGTCGCAGCCTTCGCGTACACAGGCGCACCCGCCTTCGCAGCGGCAACAGACTTGCCGACAAGCTCAAACACGCCGCCAGCGACACGCACAGAGGCGTAGCCGGGGCCATTCAGACCATACGTAGGGGCCACTAGCACATCAGTAAGAGCCTGCTCAGCCTTGTCAGTCGTAGGACGAACCTTCGACTGAAGGATACCAGCAATACCGTTGTCCTTGTTGATGACAACAACGTCGCCAGGCTCAAGATGAGCCTGCGTGGCATCGACAGGGAGGGAGAGAGTCTTGGAATACTCAAAAATCTGGTTGTCCTTGACAACCGGAACACGGATAGCGTTGACTGCCATTATGCTCACCAACCAATCTTTCCGAAAGTGTCTTCGTTCTTTTCGACAACAGGGGTGGCAGTCGCAGCGACAGCCTCCTTCAGATACGCACGCTCAGCCTCAAGAGCAGACTCGACATCCGCACCCTTCTTCACAGCCTCACGAACACGCGCGACAGCCGCATCCGGCAGACCGGACTCGGCAATCTTCTTACCGGCCTCAAGGACAGAATCAACATCCACGGATGCCTCTTCGACCTTCTCAGCCGGTTCCTCTGCCTTGGCTTCCTGAATCGCGGCCACAGCAGACTCTAGCTTAGAGCCGATAGCTTCAACAAGAGAAGCGATCTCACCCTTCAGCTCATCGAACTTGGACTCAAGCAGCTTTTCGTCCACAGTTCCCTCCTTAATAGAATTGTTGTTCCTATTTGATTCTAGCAGATCAACAATGCCACCACCCGCACCAGGCGCGGTAACAAAGTCAACCGACCTAACGCCAGCAAAAACAGGAACAACACCTGTTTCCGCAATTGGCTGGTCGCACCAAGCATTAATGGAAACACCAATATATTCCCACTTATCCTTGATTAGCTCGTTAACACCAGAGAACACCTTACACACAGTGTAGAGTGCCCCATCCTCACCAACTGTCGCGTCTTCAAGAAAGACACCAGCATAGTCACGAATAGAACGCTCCGGGCGCTCCCATTCCTCGGACTCAGTTGGGTGGTCTATAAACATTTCCGTGCCAGCCTTAAACAGGTGAGCAGACTCAGCCAAGTTCTCAGCAGTGTAAATACCACTAGAACCCTGGCCGGGCACGATAATTCTGATTCGGTACTTTCCCTCACCAAGAGACTCAGTACCGATAGCGCTCGTGGACTCATGCAGCTTAGGCATCGGTCCCTCCATTATCTCGATTGTCGTTAGTACCATCAGACAACGGGCCTACACCCGTTGCGCGTCCGTCCTCGTTGTCCTTTGCTGCCGAGTCTTCTTCGCCCTCGCCCTCGTCCTCATTCTCACCCTCATCGGGTAGGGCAGGCAAATCTTCCAACGGCAAAGAACCAGCAATCTTCAAGAGCTGCAACACACCGGAACGCATTTCAACCTGATGCAAAGCACCATTCTGGAACGCCAACGTCAAAGACTGAATACGGCGGTGCGTCTGATCATTATTGATCGAACCGTACTCGATCTGCACCTTAATACCTAGAGCCGCAGCAATCTCATTCAGCATGTCGATATGGAGTTGACGGCGCAGCTCCAACGCCTTAAACGTCGGGTCTTCAAGCGCAGTCTCAGCACCCTGGCGACCGCCCGCAGAACCATCCGTCAACAACACCGACAGGGGGATGTCGAGCGCAGCCGACACCATAGACGCAAGAGGCGTACCAGCCGAGAAATCAATCCCAGCGCCAGCCTTGTTAATTGCCTGAATATCCTGCCCAGCACCAATGTTCGCAGTGCCACCGACACCGGGACCAGCCATACGCTGCTGAACGGCCTGTTGCTGCTTAGAATTAACGCTCGTTGCCTTGAAGGCCAGCTTAGCGAGAGACTTCTCCATGAGGTGTGCGACCTCAAGATGCTCCTTGTACTTCTGTGCATACGACATAGCGCTCATGAGATCAGGCTTACCGTACTGTTCAGCAGCAAGGCGATTCACGGTCGCATACACAGCCGTCAAGCGCTTGTTCACCTTGTAGTTAGTCTTGGTGATCTTCACGCTCACACGGTCCCACAGCATGTACCACTGAGGCTCACCACTTACGACAGGGTTGATCAGGAGCGCAACGACATCACCTGACGCATCATCAGTAGCCACACCAGCAAGGCGCATCAACGGAACAGGTGTAACAGTCTTTGTCGCCTTATCCACAAGATAAATGACGCAACCGTCAGTGTTGAAAGACTGCTCATCACGAACACGCGCCTGCACACTGAAACAAGCCTTCGCGTTTTCCTCGATTACCTTACGGGAGGGTCCAGTAGAACCCTTGTAGACAACAGGGTCGCCCCACATGTAAGCGTTACGTACAACCAAGCCACGCTTCACAATAGGGTTAAGAGTAGCCAAACGGCGCGCACGCGCCGAATGGTCCCTAATCACATCAAGAGTAATCAGAGAATCAGGGCCTTCGACAGCAGACAAAGGCAACCAGCCCGCATCTTCTCGCTTGAGACGCGCTAGGGTATCAGAAAAAGACCCTAGCGCTTCTTGGAATGTCTGCTCATACTTCATGCTAATTATCCTATCACGCTAGAAATACAGACAACTCTTCCTCGAACATGAAGTCCAAGAGGTCATCTTCTTCTAGTAGATCATCAGGTGAATAGTACTGACCTTCTGAATCACCGGCCATAATGGCTCCAATATTCTGGTACGCATAAATGACAGCATCAAGAACGTCAGGCGACTTAATGCCACGCTTGCGCATATTTTCCTTCGATTCGATGAGCATTGCTGACCCACGATACTCGTACTTAATCGAAGCAATTTCATTGTGGAGTTCATCGTCATCGGGCAGGAAGACACGACCATCAGCGACAGCCTTAGCGAACTGATCGTACATAGCGGCGCGATAGTTGTACCACTTAGTGCTATCACCGGACTTCGCGTTACCGTGAATACCAATGACAGAAATGTCAGCGGGCACGAAATTGTAGATACTATCGAGAACGGATGCACCAACACCGATAGCGTCAATACGAATCTCGACAGCCCCGAGTTCGACTGCCAGCTCACCAACCTTACGGGCAAGCTCAGGACCGTTCAAGCCTTGGTAACGCCCATGAATCTTGATGTAACCGCCTTGGTTCGACACAATCACTGAGCTGTCGGACCCATAACGGGCAACGTCAACACCGAGAACAATCGGCATACCCTCGTCAGGTTCAGAAGTGTCGTACGCCTCCATAGACTGCATGACACGGCCCATGTTGAACAGGCCGTCGTCAGACACGTCCGGGAACTCACCGAGGACGCGCGCTACGAAACGAGGGTCATCCTCGCCCCATTCCTTCTTACGTGCCTCAACCCAGTCAACCTGCACAAGACGAGTCGCAACCTCGACAGGTACGACTTCACCCGTGAAATTAGGTGTGTCATATGCACCGAACTGGATGATGTTCCAGGAGCGCTCTTCAGGCTTCAGGCGCATCTCCCGCTTGAACACCTCGGCCATGTAGCACGACGGGTCGTTAGGGTTAGCAATAGCCAAGATGCGCGCATACTTGTTGGTCGTGATTGCGTCGGCTGCGGTGAAGATTTCCTTGGAGATGCCTCCTGCCTCATCCATAATCACGAGGACGTACTGGTCGTGGACACCTTGAAAACCCGACTCGTCCTTATCGTCCGGCTTCATACCGAAAGCGATAGGGTCTTGTCGGTCTCCCATCTTCCATGTTGCGTCGGCGTTAACCTTGCCACCAATGCCAGCGTCGGCCTTGACACGAGGAATCTCTTTCCACAGGACGTTGCGGACCTGTTTCCAGTTTGTCGCCGTCGTGACGACTGTCGTATCATCGACAGGATGAGTGTCTACCCACCAGTTGACGAGGGTAGCTGACAAACGCGACTTTCCCACACCATTGCCAGTAACCACAAGGGTTTTCTGATGTTCAACAACAGACTGTGAAACTTCACGCTGCTTCGACCACATGAACAGACCGTGGTCTTCAGCCCACTTGGCAGGATTATTACGCCACACTTCAAGACGCTGGGCATCAGAAAACTTCTTAGCGACAGCACCGAAAGGCAGCATTACTCACCCTCAACTTCCACAGTCGCCTCAAGAAGAGCCGCAGGTTTCGACACAGCCTGAGAGAACCAGTCAGCCTTGTTCGTCTCCAAAGCCTTCTTAGCCTTAGCCGACAGGTGCGGGTACATGAGAGCTGTGTACTCTTCCAACACCTGATTAGTAAACGACAGCATGATGTTTACTTGCTTCTCTTCGATCACACGAATCTCATGAGTCACCGTCTGGCGCTTGAGGTTAGCGACCTCGGAAATCTCACGCAGAACAGCGAGAACAGCCTGAAGGTTCTGCCCCCAGTTGCCTTTCTCGTCAGCAAGGCCGAACATCTCGATCTGGCTGTAGGCCATGTCAACAAGTGCATCAAGACGATCAAGCTGCTTGATGCGCATATTACGGGGCGACAATTCCTGTCGGCTGTCGTAGTACGACTGCTCAATGACGAACAGCTCTTCAGATGTGAAGCCTGTCGCCTGAATGATCTTGTTACGCTCCGTGCCACGCTTCAGCAGCGACAAAGCCATGTCGCGCTTGCCACGCAGCTCCGGGTCATCACTCGTCAGCAAATCGCGCGAGTTCGTCTTGGATACCACCAAGCACCTCCTTCACAGCCTTCTGAAACTTGTTGTCCAAGTACACGTAAGTACAAGCAGCACCGGCAATCAAGCCAGCAGCGAGACCAACCAAGAACCAGGCAAACAGCATTAGTCCTCCTTTGGAACGGAAGGCAAGTCTTCTACCTTCACACCGGCCTGAACAGCCGCAACACGCACCGCATAAGCATGTTCCTTCCACAGGAACGCTTGCGTACGCAAATCAGCTTCAAGATCATCACGAGCTTCTTGAATCTCTTGAGCCTTCTTGTAACGATCAATGCACAAATCAATAATAGCCTTGATAACAAGGGTTACGGCAGAGCAAACGAGGCCCACCAATGCCGTGTTCATACGCTAACTCCTTGTTACTCACTAACGGTTGACAAGTATTCTTCCCTTGTCTTATTGTACCGTTCTTCAGCCTCTTCCAGCTTGCTCTTCGGCAGAACTCCAGGGCGATACGAGTAAGGCCACACACGCAGAGCACGCGCAAAGAAAAACAATCCAATGATTACTGACAAAATAATAACATGGAGTGGCCAACGCACATGTGCCGTGGTCAGCACAAGTTCGTTAATAGAAATCAGCATAATTCCGAGCACGGCGACAAGTGCAGCAGGGCCTTCAAGCCACCAAGAACCCAACCACGCTGAAGGCGCACCCAAAACACCAGAAACCAGCATCAGCAACGCGGCGAGGATAATCACCCACGGCAAGGAATCATAGCTTGTCAGGAACCCAAGGCCAGTAAGCGAGATAGCAGTGTAAATAACTACCATCACCGCCGTCACTGACCGGGGTTCAGTCATAGTACCAAGTAGCTTCTTCATGAGGCCATTATAGCGAAAACCCCCTCACTGACACCAGCAAGGGGGTTTTCAATTGTTATGTCACTCAGCGTCAGGAGTGCCATACGAAGGTGCCGTATAGACACCGCCAGTGTGAACAGTTGCGATAAGGAAACCGATCACAGAAAGGACTCGTTCGATCACCTGAGACCACTGCTCCCAGTTCTCAGCAGTCCAACCGCCGTAAGCGACACCAACCATTCCGATAGCCGCAAACACTGCGTACAGTGCCTTGCGACGCTCCGGGGTCAACAAGTACCACTTAGTACGGTCAGTGGTCAAGACTTCATTAGCCATGAAAGTTCCTCCTAAATCGAAGTTACTTAGATTCTACCAGCTTCACGATGCCGTCAGCGTCCTGTTCGACAACCAGCTTACCGACAAGCAGCTTACCGTCCTCACCGAAAATCGAGCACGCACCATCAAGGCGCGTCTGAGCGAGGCCGACAGCCATAGAGCCGTCCTTAGTGAGGAAGTAATCACTGCCCTTGTACGACAGCCACCCGGTACGCATAGCACCGTTTTCCTCAAGGAAGTACCACTTGCCCTTGACGAGCTGCCAGCCGGTCTGCATCTGGCCCTTGTCGTTCAGGAGGAACCAGTTTTCACCGATCTTCTGCCAGCCAGTCTCCATCTCGCCGTAGCGCGAATCGTGCATATCGTGCAGGAAGTACCAGTGGCCGTCGATATGCTGCCAACCAGCCTGCAACCAACCCTTCTCGTTGCCATAGAACCACTTATCGTTCACAGGGAACCAGCCGGTCTCCCAGCTACCATCCGAGGTGCGGTACCACCAGCCACCATCCTGCGACACCCAGCCCTCAGACTGAGTGATCTCAGCATCAAGGTTGTCATAGTACGCCTGAGCCTTCTCCATGTATTCACCAGCGTACTTATCCCGCAGAGACGCGGGGCAGGCAGTCGAATAGAAGTCCGAGTGGGGGAACACGTTGACACGCCACTGCGGACGACCAAGACCATACGCACGACACAGGGCCGCAGTCAGGTGCGCACCGGCATCAAGCGTCGCTTCACCAATGTCCCAACCACCCTCAGCACCAGTGGAGTTAGCGTGCTCAATGCCAATCGAACACGAGTTAACGCCGGGGCAGTGCCAGGCCGTGTCCTTGTCGTGGACGAACTGTGCGGTGCTGCCGTCAATGTCCACATTGTAGTGCGCAGACGTGCCATTATGGTTAAACGCTGCAAGGACACCACCATGCGACATAGCCTTGCCAGCGTTGTGGTGGACGATAACACGGTCAAGTGCTCGACTACGGCCCTCATCGTAGTTATCGCACCACAGGTTGTAGTCAGCGATCAGATTATGCCAGTCAGTCACTATAACTTCTCCTAATCTCCCAAGGACCGAAGTCCTCATACTCGGAGATAATCATATCAGTGAACACCTGGATACCCTCTTTCGTGACATACACCTGGGGATGCGAGTTTCTACCGTTCTTATAGACACGCCAGATACCAAGCAGTCCTTTGGCCTTTTCCGTAGGCTCGCTAATATGCCGACCCTTCTTCAGGTATCCTTCACGGCGCAGAAACCTAATGACCTTCGTAGAGCCAATACTTGGAATCTCTTTCCTCAGACTCTTACCGAAATCACGCAAGCTAATTTCTTCCATCACATACCATCCACATCAGTAAAGTAATCAGCAAACGGGTTATCGCCAGGCTCAGCAAACTCCATATTAATAGGTGCTGCCTCAGCATCAGATGGACGCAGAACATCCTTTGGCTGTCGAACAGACCTGAAGATGAGAGTCCAGTCAACCGGCATGTAGTCACCGAGCAAGATCATGTCCTTGATCGTCAGGCTCCCGTTCACCAACTTAGTGTGGTAATAGCGTGCGGAAGGCCCACCGATAAGTTCTCCATCTTTCATGACCGACAGGCCCGCATCCTTGAACTGCTTAATCACGAGTTCCCGAACGAAGGCAACACGGGTTTCTACATCCTGTGGGTATTTGCCGCCCATCCGGGTGGCACGGGCCTTAGCCATACGGGCGCGAGCCTCTTCGAGCTTCACAGGGTCAGTAATTTTAGTCATTTTTCACCTCATACTTCTTCAAGAGGTCCGGTCGGAACCCAGACCAGTGTTCCTTAATTTGCGCACCTTCACGCACAACGACGACAGGTGCTTGCTGATAACCCAGTGCGCGGATAAATGCCAGCGCATCTGCGTCTTCCGTTACGTCGGTGCTATTGAACGGCAGTCCAAGCGCCTTCAGCTTGCGGTACGTCGCCGTACACTGTGGGCAACTGGGCTTGGAGTAGACGTTGATGTTCATTCTCAGATAGACCTTCCAGTCGAACCAAAACCACCTTGACCACGCTCACCGGCTTGGACAGGTGGCTGTGCGTAGAGAGCGGATGTGCCCTCTAGCTTGACGATGACAATTTGAGCGACCCTTTCATGTTCTTCGAGAACGACAGGGGTGTCTTTACTCATGTTCCACAGTGGAACGAGAACTTCGCCCTCGTAACCAGCGTCGATGACACCAACACCATTAGCGAGTAGAAGGCCCTTCTTGCTCAAGGAAGAGCGGGCAAAGACGAGTCCGACAGAGCCGTCAGGAATGTCGAACTTAGCGGGGTAGTAACCTGTCTTCACGAGGATAACTTCACCGGGATAGATGATCACCGGCATCTTCGTAGACAGGTCGAAACCAGCATCGTTATGGTGCTGTCGCGTGGGGCGCATTTTTGCTCCTTTCGTTGAGTACAACCATCAGTGCAGCAGCTTTAGCAAACTTCAGTGTGCTTGGTGCTGCAACGCAGTCTGTGATAACTTCGTCGGCTAGTTGGCCGAAGTCTGTTTCTAGGGCACTGTAGTACTCGTACCATTTGTTGATGTGTTGTCGGCTAATGCCCATGTACGTGTCTGGGTCACCGCTTGTGACACTGATGCGCGATTCTTTGTCCCAGATGTAATTTAAGTCTTTAAGATCAGGTACGTGTGGAACGAGCTTGTTTGCGTAGTTGTTGTTACGGCTCACGTACTGGCTCAGACAGATAACGACATCATTGAAGCGGGGCTTTGTCTTAGTCTCGATGTACCACCATTTATAAATACTGTCGATGAGCTTTTCTGATGTTTCGTCTAGTTTCACCGGGTTGAACTTTTTGACACTGGTTGGTTGCCTCACGGCCCGGTCGGAATAACTGAAGCTGCTGCGGCCAACTCGCTTGAGCCACGTTTCCACAACCTTACTTGGGTCTGTCATTGTCCCTCCTTTCTACGCAGTCAATATTAGTACGTGTTAGTGTAGGGTACAAGCGAAACTGGTGTGACCTGTGCCACACTGTGTTTTGGGTAAGACAGAGCGCCAGCACTAAACAGCACTGGCGCTCTGCCCTGTTAGGAAGGAGGCTTCTAGTGTATCACTCAGATATGGTCGTTGCCAAATCGACCGGCACGCCAGGCGAGGTAGCAGGCCAAGGCACCACCACCGATTGCAATAAGTGCAATCACGATAGCCTCAGATGCAGCACCCGTCTTAGCGAGCTTGCCCTGTTCTGGTACGACAGGCGGCTGAGGCGTAGGGGCCGCAGACTGCGGCTCATCCGAAGGGCTAGGTGCCGGAGAAGGCTTCTCAGACGGTGCAGGAGCCGGAGTAGTCTTCTCGGAAGGAGCTGGCGTAGGCTCTTCAGAGGGCGCAGGAGTCGGCTTCACAGAAGGCGTAGGCTGCGGGGCAGGCGTAACACTCGGCTCCGGTGCAGGGGCAGGCGTAGAAGGCTCCGGCGTAGGCTTCACAGAACCATCACCATTCGTACCACCATTGCTCTTAACCGTCGCCGTAGCTTCGAGCTTCATACCATTCACCTCAGCATGGTTAGTCGCAGAAGTCTGCCCCTCGGGAACGACAGTATGCTCAGGCGGGTAGACTACACACGTCTTGGACTCGTCAGGAGCCGTGAACTTGATCGTATTCGGGTCGATCTGCGTAGCAGTAACGGTCTCGGTCGTATCCGGGTTCCATGTATCCGACTTCGCGCACTTCACGGTCGTACCCAGCTTCGCGTCAAAGTCCTTCACGGTGTACTCGACACCACCCTTAGCAATCCACTTAATGCCCCAGCTGATAGTCCCATCAGCGTTAGACCACCCGAACTTCACGTTCTCTGGGTTAGCGTATTCATAATGGGCCGGGTTTGCACAATCATTAGTACACTCGCCCGTGCCCTCCTTGTCGCCCCAGACAAGGGTCTTCACGGCCTTACCGTTCAGGGTGATCGTACCCTCGGTGGTGCCAATTGCACCACCCTGAAGGCGAGCGCGTGCCCACCACGTGCCCTTGACGTTCGTCTTGTCCTTGTAGGCTTCAGGAATCTCAGTGACCTTACAGGTCAGCTCTGCCTCGTTGGCTTCACACTCACCGACGACAGACCCATCATCGAGCGTGAACGGGAACGAGGCGTTCCAGACGAACGGGGCCTTACCCTCATTCGGCACCGTCGAGACAGTGAACTGCTGGCCGACAGCCAGCTTCTCCACGGCCCAGGTGCCACCCACGTTGACCTCGGAAGAGGTCTGTCGAGACGAGGACGTGGCCTTTGTGACCTCGGCCTTGATCTCGGTGTTGTCGGCTGCATTGGCAGTAGCAGCAGCCGCAGCAATCATCAGTAGTGCGACACCAGTCGTCGCAAGAAAGCGCTTCATATTGAACATTCCTTTCGTAGTTGTTCGGCCTGACAACTTGAGTGTAGCTGACAGGCCGAACAATTCACAACAGATAATCGTGTGACTCTACTCACACACATATAGTATCATCCCCCTACCGAGTGTTAGTCGATAGGGGGATGAGTCCTCATGAATTATGAACCCTCATGTAAGGCCGGTACCCGAAAGGACGAACCCCTCAGTTACCTATCCCTGAGATCAGAGGCGCGCTGTCTCAGGCCGACAATCACAGATGGTCGAACGGACGCTGCTCCAAAATCTCTTCCATCTTATGCCCCGGAACGGTGTAAACGCCGGGCGAGACGACACCATAGGTCATGGGCTTGATCATGGTCACAGGTGCCTTCTCGACAATCCCCTGGTCAAGCAGAGCAATCAGCTCAGCGTCTTGGGTGGTGATCGTGTAGACACCCGTACGGGCCTCCTGGGTAATGGTCGTCTTCATCTCGTCGTTCTTGACGACGGACGAGTAAGCACCCTCGAAAGCCTTGCCCAGCTTGACTGCGAGATCAACGATACTCATCGTTACTCCTTGGTTGTCGTTGTTGTTACGAGGACAGTGTATCAGTCCTGGATGACATCGAAGTCTCCACCAAGTTCCGTCAGGATACTTGCGAGTTCACTATTGCTGAACTTGTCACACCAAGTAGTTATCCAGTATTCCTTGTAATCATCATTACCAAGGACGCCTTCTTCAACATGGAGGAAGTAGTTACCCTCTGCTGTGATCACACAAGGCCCGATAGCGCACTGTTCGAGATCGTATTCCGTGCCGTCCTTGTCCCGGACGATAGTGTCAGACTTAGGTTTTTCTTCCTCAAGTTCGACACCCAGCTGAGGGGCGATCTTCTTCAGTAGCCTATCAGCGAGTTCATCAAACTGTTCATCAGTCAGCATTGTTAGACCCCCTTCAGCGCCCAGTCGAGTTCTTCATTGAGTTCTTCATCATTCCGGCACCATTGGGCTGCCTTAAGGACATCCTGTAGAAACTCCTCCCAGAAGCGCTTATCCGAAAGCCAATCATATTCCTTATTTTCTTCAATAAGCTCTGTCGGTTCCTTGAACTCAACGTCATGCAACCAAGCAGTGAACACAGGAAGATTGATGTCAATGGTCGTAAGGTGCCCCCAGTCGGACCACCAGCCCTCGATAGTATAGCTATCACCGAAACTGGTGGTAAAGGTGTACTCAGGGTGGTCGAGCATACCTGTATACATACACATATCGCACGAACCGTCAGTGTCTTCGTAAGTATTCGAGTCGAAGTCAGTAAGTCGTAGCTTCATTTTGTTTCTCCTTTCATTAGAACTTGTAGACAGTGATTAGGAAATCATCGTCATCCTCGTGTTCGCGGATGAGGTTTGCAAGGGCTTCTGAGCTGAAGTGTTTACCAGCAGACGAAACGAACAAACCTACCATTGGGCCAACACAATCGGCTCTAATGCCCATGAAGATCACTCCACAACCATTGTCAATAACACAATTTGTCTTGATGAGTTCAGACAGATCATGAACGACACCATCCTTGTCCACGATCTCAGTGTTGCTTAGTTCTTCAATAGGCTTGATACCCAGGATGTCTACCAGCTCCGCAATCTTGCGGAAGGCTTCTCTCGTCTCAGCATCAAATCGAATAATAGTCATTTTGTTTCTCCTTTCTGTCGTGCTGCTACAGGACTCGAACCTGTCCCTCTGAGTCTTACTCAGCGTGCTGAACCCCTAACACTAAGCAGCTTGCCACCTGACCAGGGTAGCCCAGCCCTTCGATGAGGGTGTCTTGGTCGAGACACTTTGTGCTATCGAGCAACCTCATCGTCAAGCGCTCCCAGACTAGGACTCGAACCTAGTCCGACAGGGCCAAAACCTGCCATGCTGCCATTACACTATCTGGGATAAAGCCAGGAAGTCACGGAGGACTCCTGGCAACTAGATGTCACATACCAAGCATGTGGCTATGGGCAATACTGCCCAGTCGGAATGGTGAGACTCGAACTCACGGCCCCCTGGTCCCAAACCAGGTGCGCTACCTACTGCGCCACATTCCGTTGGAAGGGGTGCTGTTGACTGACGAAACAAAACCATCACCCAAAGAGTTGTCAGTCCTAGGGTGCTACCCCGCACGTGACCCCCGTCACGGCAACCGGCACGTCCGCTTGATCAGAGCGGCAGGCGGCTATGGCCTAATCATCCAGCATCGTCCGGTGCTTGGTGGTCCCCTCGGTGAGAATCGAACTCACACTCCTTTCGGAACTCGATTTTGAGTCGAGCGCGTCTGCCTGTTCCGCCACAAGGGGTGTGCCTCTGAGTCGCGGCGACGATTGTTAGTTGAACTCTCAGAGGCTATTCAGTTGTGATGGGTTTAGTATAGAGTCACCGTTTCTAAGCTGTCAACACCATACTAAGTGATGCGTGTCACGGCTTGTAGTACACAGCCACACGACGGCTACCCGTCATCATGCCGACAGGCAGGAACCCGAAAAGCTGAGTGCTCGTGTAGAACTCTTCCAAGGTACACGCACACCAACCACTCGAAGTACGCACGTAGGTTTCCAACGACCCGCCGAGAACAGTACCAAGCGGGTAGTTCTCAAGGTCAGTAGGGGACTTGATTGACTCGAACTGCATCATTCCAACCCAGGGTCGATGACAGTAGCGATATAGTCGTTATCCTCGTACTCGTTGATGAGCTGGTTAACAAGGTCGAGATCGCTCCACAGCTTCTTAGGGACTGCTGGGGCAGTACGAACCCAGTAACCGTCATTGACCTTCAGAAATGGACCAAGAGTACCCAAGATAACGACACTGCCTCGGTCTGTGATAGCCGCGAAGTCCACACAGGATTCGACATCCCCGACATTGCCTAGTCCGTTTGCCTCTACGAACCACACTTTCAGCTTGGTAATAGGCATATTGCGCAGCTTCATGTAGCTCGTCTGCGTTTCGTTGTAGAGCTTAGTAAACTCATTGTTAGTCATTATCGTTCTCCTTTGCAAGTTCGATCAGTGCTTCAGCGTAGGACTTCACCTTGAACCAGTCCTTATCTTCTCTTTCTCCGGGGCGCTCGCAAGGGTGCAGAGGTTCAATACTATCGTTGTAGCACTTCTTAGCAACCGAGTAAATAGCCTTTACGAATTGCAGCTCACCACTGTTCATAACCACTCTCCTTCTTTCAGTTCAGAATATTTCCAATGACCGATGTTTCCGTACGTAAACTCGATGATGCAATCTTCACGCTTACGTCGATGTGAAGCCCTATGGCTCGCAATACCCAGGTAGTTAAACTCCCTATCACAGGTATAGCAATAGCAGTCCTTAGTCACCCGTGCTCGCATCAGTCCTGCCTCTCCACAAAAACTTCATCCGTTTCTGGGTACCAGTAAATATTGACACAGTGTTCATCACCATCAAGCATCACGTCAGCGCTGATGCTAACAAAGGGAGGCTCGTCGGTATCAAACACAGTACCTACAAGTCCAGTAATCATTTTGTTCTCCTTTCAATTGCTGATGTATTTATACTAATGTGCTCTGCCCACACCTGTCAACAAGTAACAGCGTGACATGTACCACATCATCGTGGGGACAAAATAAAACCCCTGTGCCTCAAGCCAAGCACAGGGGTTTTATCGGATCAGAGATCCATCAACTGGTAATGACCAGTCTAGCACATCAACAAGAGAGTGTGCAACTCTAGTTGAGTGTGATGTGGCTCATGATTGCCAATAAATTGGACTCAAAGCAGCAAGAATGGTAAGCACCATGAGTGCATAGAAGTTCCACTCGCTACACAAGTCCTTAATACGAGCAACAAAGATGAGGGCAGCGACAAACGCACAGAATACAAGCCAAACAATAGTCACACTTCCACCTCCGTAATCTGACCTGCCAACGAGTCAGCGACATCATAAGGGGTTTCACCCTTGCCGGGATACATGTCATCGAGAGCGTCAGAAGTCAACTTCCAACCGTCCCAATTATCACCGTTCACCCAGTCACAGACTTCGTAAGCAATGCTTTTCTCTAGCAGCTCCATCAGCTTACTATTAGTGATGATGAACCTACTATCACCGACGTACTTGATTCCATCAATCACGGTAGCACCTTCCATCCTTCGCCGTCTCCAATCTCCTTTTTCAACTCTTCATCAGAGTGTGCTTGATTAGTCCACAAGTCCTTCGCGTGGACCCAGTAGTCTTCCATGTCTTCACCGATGGACTTTAGATAACGAACGTCATCAGGACTAATCAGCACAGCTCCGGGTGCAAGCCGATGGAACGGAATAGTCAACTCACTGAAATTGATAATCATTCTCGACTCTCCTTTGCTTCAACAAGACGATACTTAGCAATCGCATAGTCATCCTTTTCTTCTCGGGCAAACTGACCGATACGACCAATACCACCCCAGCCCATCTTCTCAGACAGGTAAGCGTGAACGAGTTTGTACTTACGGCCACTACCAGTCTTGATGCTGCCCGTCTTCTTGTTGAAAATCACGTAGATTTCCTCAGCAGGTTCAATCATCAGTTCTCATCCCCACTCGTCTGAAGGTCAATATCCGGCAGCAGTTCTTCAGGTCGGAAAGCAACCTTGTAGTGGAATGTATCAACATCAGAGCCGTCCATCTGCTCCACGAAGTACGTCACATTATCCGAAATACCCAGATAGTGCTTCTTGTACTCACTGTCGCCCGTTTTGCAGGTGACTTCCAGCTGGTTGTCTTCCTTGTCCTTCGTGATCGAGCATAAACCCTCGATGCTCAGCAGGTACTTGTCCGTAATGCCATTGACGAACACAATGCGTCGCATCACCTTGAAGTTGTCGCTCTCGTAGCTGATGTTCCGCGAGGCCGTATCAGCGGCATTGCACGCAGCCAGTGAAAGCGCCGCAGCAACAGCAACGACAGACCCGATAATCTTATTATTCTTCTTCATCATTTCTCCTTAGACGTGAACACCATAGTAAAAGACACAACCAGCAAGGCAAGCAAGAGACACACAGAGCATAATCGTGCCAGCCGCAATAACCTTAGCGCCCCAATTGTAGACCTCATCGAGCATCATTCCGAGAAGTGCCACTGCAAAGCCGAGGATAAGCAGTCCAACAGCAAAAGTCAACATTACTTCTCATCTCCCTTCTTCGTAAACAGTTTCATAAAACTGTGATCGTCTTGATATTCCTTCAAGAAGATATTATTCGCAACGGCCAGCAAACCAATAGGCTTGAGGTCGTTCTCCGTATCAAGGAAGAAGTTACGGTACTTGATAAACCGCCCGTCCAGAACCATCTCACCGTTCACAGCATCCCGGCACTTTTGCAGCGCATTGTTGTGTCGCTCGGCAATGTCGTTGATCTCTGGTTGACGGAAAGCGACAGACATTGCCTCCTTCTTCAAGTGGTTATCGCCCTGGATAGTGCAAACAAAATCTACTCGATCTTCACTACAGAACCCATCGTTAGACGGGATAAACCAATCATCATAGGTCTTCACGAAGCTGAATGTGCCTTCCTCGAAAAACTCAAGATCGACAATCCAACCGGCAGGAAGTTCATCCAGAGCAGCTTCAAGCACCTCTGTATTATGAACCAGATCAATATGGTCCGTATCAACTGAAACAATCATTTTGCTTCCAACCTTTCATAGCGTTTCATACTGTCAAAACCATCGAGTATGCCAAGAATACGCGGATGTTTGCTAAATCTTGAGAGATGTTCTGTATCAGGATTGCCAGCAACACCCTCAAAGAACCCGAAGATGTAGTCATCGGCCCACTTCCTGTACTCGGCAGCGCCCCGAATGTCCGTATCCAACACACGGTTCTTCAGCATGGCATCATAGCCATACTTATCTGAGAGGCCAACCCTCCACACGTACTTCAGAAGAGTGATGGTGTCTTCTTCACCGACAATCGTGAGCTTACCTGTGTATGTATCAGATGCTAGGCACGTCAGGCAACCGTACATCTCAGCAATGCTCTTCAATGCCTCGTTGATAGCCCTTGCGTCCGAGTGATCTCGGTAAATCGCGTAGTACTCTGCCTGGCCTGGGCGCTTGTACTCGACACCGCACTCGTCCTTCAGCACGTCATTGCCAAGAACGAACTCACCTCTACGGAAGAACCACGCTGCCGATTCAATAGGGTGCCTCATTATACCTCCATCAACTCGTATTTCTCAAAATAGAACAACTTATTGTATTTGTTCGTTAGCCACTCTACTTCAGACTGAGCTTCAATAGGGTCATCTACCACCCCAAAGAAGCTGTCATCTTCGTTAAAGATGACACAAATGCTCCAAGGTGCTTCGTACACGCTCAACCCTCCACAAACTTCACAAGAAGGCTAATAAGAAGAATGACGCAGCCAGCGTCCAACACAGCGTTAATCATGTGGTTTTGGTTCCGCTTCGGCCCATTACGAAACATCTTCGAGTTAACAGCCCACATAGCAAACCAAGCACAGACAATAATGATTTGCGCAATAGTAAACATTATGCTGCTACCTCCAATGCAATCTGCACGATGTAGCAAATTGCGACAACACCGGCGCTAACGGAGGCCAGTACATCGGGCCAGATTCTAAAGCCCTCAATACCCTTCTTGAACCGTGCAAGTAGCGCGAAAGCGACACTAACACCGGCCCAGACGACAGCTAGGACAAGATGAAAAGCGATCATTACCAATTCTCCTTTCAGTAGTAACTTGTTGCGTAACAGGGTCAACAGCAATGTTTAGAATGTGAACATGTGGGTGCTCTCTTAGGGGTATTTCGACTTCGACCTCAAAAGCCTTTGACTCATCCCAAGCTCGTTTCAGCTCTGTATAAATAGCATGAGTCTCAGCCAGAGACAAGTCGTAGAACAATCTCTGAATACCCCAAGGTGAGAACTCAAACTCAGTTTCGTGTCTTGTTAGCTTAGCCATGATAGGAAGTATTGCAGTACCAACACAAGACATCAGGTGTTTCAGCGCAATATTCGCAGTCCCACGCGATATATGGGTTCTCTTCGCACTTATCACACCAAATCATCAGTACCCCTTATGCAGCAGGAACACATGATCGAGATGAAGCAGGATACTCACGAACATTTCTTCATGAGTACGCTCGCCACCGTAACCACTCACCCAGCCGTCATTGCGGAGCATCCACTCGACACCGCCGATCACGATGATCGAACCCGCAACCATGTCACGTACGTCTTCAGGTGTGGTGATCGTAATACCCGTGTACTTACCGCTCTGGTCGTTCAGCTTAAAAGGCTCTTCGTTGTTATGCAGCACTTTGTGCAGACCAACATTCGCGATGTTAACCGCAAAAAGAGCTTCTTCTAGCTCAGAGTATGCCTGCGTGTACCCCTCCAGTGTTTCCTCAATGTTCATGGTTAAAACCTCCTAAAGTTTGTTGTTGTATAAAAGACGCGGTGCCCGAAGTCTACGACCTCATAGTCAAGTTCTCGACACAGCTGTTCCATAGCGTCTTCACTGTAGTAATTGCCCTTATTGTCCAACCAGTAGTACGTCAACTCACCAAGGATGAGGAAGAATGACTTGTGTAGTCGTTCGACACGGATGCAGGCACTCGTAAGTGATCCAATGGCCTGTTGAGATGCAAAACTTAGTGTTCATCATGATTTCTCCTTCACGTTTGGTGTTGATGCTTAAAGCATAGAAGGGTAGACGGTTAAAGTCAACAAGATAGCGTGTGATCTGACCCACTCTTTAACCCCCGTTACCCCCGAACGTACAAATGGGTATGACACCCCCTCCTTCTCTCCCTCTGAAAAGCATATGATTTTTTATTCATTGCTTTGCATACTTATTCATGCACTGTCAAGCACTCTACCAGCTAATTCCTACCAACCTACAAACCAGACCCCAATACACCAACCAGACCCCGGACCAACCCTAAAACGTGACCTGCCCCACACAAAAACCAACCCCGGGCCAACCATAGGACACCTAACTTAACTACGCCTCACCTCACTCAACTTGCCCTCACCTTACCTAATCAACTGCAACGAACTGCAACGAACTACAAGCAACTAACTAGCTAGCTACCCGCCGAAAACGCCTCGCGTAAAACCCCCTAATTTTTCCTACACACTAAGTAAATTACATACCTAGCAATGTAATCATGTGCATAATCTGTATGTAGCACCCAAAAATAATAGTAATGTAAAGTGCATATAAACAAGAAGAATCCTATAATAATGTAATATATGTATGTAGTATGTATATATGTATTGTATGTATGTAATTGTAAAACGCACATCCTAGGCGTACGTGTTAAGAAGGAGTTAACGCTGTTAACTTAACGTCACTCTGACGATAACCCCCAACATTGTCCTATCTTTTCACCTAAGCCATTCTAAGC